TTAGATAAGGCTTTCAATAAGAACAGAGGATAGTCTAAATATATCCTCTGTTTGTTCGTAATATCTTATTACGCCAGGTCTGGCTTGTGACGATTCTAGATTGCTTTGATTTAAAGCTTGGATTGGCTCATCTGGCGTTTGTGCTTTAATAAGAACCTCATTGATATAAATTATGTCATCAAGAGATAAGTAATTCACGCCGTCAAGATGATAACCAAACTCCCTAAACATCTATCACACCTTAGATAATTTATCCATAGCAGTCTCATAACGATCAAACCCAAGACTGAAAGCATTTTTCACTTGATCTTTGTGTGAGCAATTATATCCAACTACCGCTCTAGGAGACGCAACTTTACTTTTGTCACGAGGCGGTATATCTAAACGATTAGCCTTTCTCAGTGCGTGACTCATATAAATATCCTCTTACCAGGATCTCTGGCATATATACAAAATAGACGATTTTGAGGTTATTGCAATTACTCTGCATGCAAAAAATCACCCACACTGTTAGTGGGTACTGGATTATTTTTTGTGAACCTTTTCGACCAGTGACCTATTCATAATAGAGTCATCTTGTCGCCCTTACAACCCAGATTTATCAACTAAAGCTTGTTTTTTTGCGGTTATAAGTGGTTATAAAGGTATATGAATGTAGTTTTTGGCATCAATTACCTATCTATACCCCCCAGCTCTGATATCTTCTAGCAAGGATAAACTTAGCTCTTTCATGAAACAACAAAGGGCACAGATACTCTTGTTTATGCAATAAAAACCAACAAAAGTGGATTTAACAAGAAAAATAAGATTATTTATAAATAAATGCAGGTGCATCTTTCTTACTACCCCAATAAATAGCTCGTTCAGCCATTTGAGCAACGTAGCGAAAGATAAGATCACCTTGTTTTCGAGATGACCACGACTCATCGGTAAATCTATCGGGTAACCCGATTGACCATCGCTCGAATCGATTAGAAACATTAACACATACGGCATTTTCTTCGCCAGACACCACATTGATAGATGTGATTTGTCCGACAAATAAGACTTCAGCAAGCAACGGTTTTCCCTCTTCACCAATGGCGACCATCATCAATCGGACTTCGCGTCCTCGACTTTGCTCATTCATCACCATTCCCACCAGCGATTTATCAAAACCGGCTAATTTAAGCTGTAATTGTGGAGGACTGGTTGTCTTATTCTCTTTTAGCTGACTGATTTCGCCTAAACTGCCCATGCCTTCCTCACGGCACTGGTTGCTGCCACACTGTTTGCCTCTGCACTCTGTAATGTGGCTTTGGCTTCATTCAACGTTGTCTGATTTTTCAGATAAGTGGCTTTCGTCCATTGAGAGAGCTTTGCTACCAATGCCGTGACGGCGATCCCTTCAACCACTTTAGCGACTAACGATAGATTATCGGCAAGAGTGGTCATCCCTGTGGTAAAAAGCTGAGTCGCACCTGTACCTTGATTCGCTTCACCGATAAATTTTGTCATCGCCGATTGAAGATTAGTGAAACCTTGGCTAACCGTTGTCACGCTGGTAGCAAATTTTTTATCCACACTGTCGGCTGCACGTTCTAAGGCTTGAATGACTTTCTCAATCGTCATTTCACCGTCTTGGGCTTTCTTCCTTAGTTCACCCACACTGACACCCATTCCGTCAGCGATGGCCTTCGCTAACGCAGGCGTTTGCTCCATCACTGAATTTAGCTCTTCACCACGTAACTGACCCGAGGCTAATGCTTGACCAAATTGAGTTAAGGCCGCTTGGGCTGCGGTTGTACTCGCTCCTGAAATCGCCACGGCTTTTGAAACGGTTTCAGTGAGTTCAGCCACTTTTTGCTGACTTAATCCTAAGCGATCGGCATTATCTGCAAAACGTTGATAAACCTGTGCTGTAGCATCCAATGATTGATAGGTTTTTTGGGCAATATCATAGACCGCTTGTGTGGCTTTATTTAACTCGACAGAACTTTCTGTCACCAGTTTTAAGCGGTTCTGTAATTCCGTCCAACTATCAGCATAATTAATGACTTGATGAATGGATAATGCACTTGCGGTGACACTCGCAAAACGGGCAAAAAGCGCCGAGGATTTTGCGGTTTGCGATACCATTCGCTCTTGTTGCACGGTGATAGCTTGAAGGCTGACGCGAATACTTTGCCCAAATTGTTCTGTTTGGCGCTGGCTACGGTTGATCGCATTTGTGAAATTTGCCGTATTCAGCGTCAAATCAATATTTAATCTACCTAATGCTCCCGCCATAAATTCAATCCTTGGTATGAACACTACAAAAGCAAACTTTCACCCTGAATAAATGCAATATTCCTTGTTATTTGCTATTGATTTAATTATTGATAAACTGAAATTTCGAATAATAGAGGGGGTTTTATGAGACTTATTCTGGCGTTATTACTACCTTGGTTACAATTTTTCACGATTGGTCGCCCATTTGCTGGCATCTTCTGCCTTATCCTACAAATCACCTTAATTGGATGGATCCCTGCGGCTATCTGGTCGGTTTATGCCCTTTCTCAATACAATACAGATAAAAAAATTGAGAAAATGTCTCGCGGTGGTTAACGATTAAGCCCCACTCATGTGGGGCTATCGATTAGCTAATACACTCTCAGTGACGTTATCCCACACCTCCTCTTCCGTGATTTTCTCCTTCCACATCGGCATAAAATCCATCAATTCAGGTGGAGACGTTTTCGGGTCACGATTTATCATCGCAAGAAGATGCGCCACTTGTGCCATCCGATAATCCTCTCGCCATAAACCAAAGGGCTGTTTGCGATAAAAGGTCTCATATTCACACAAGTGGCTTTCGGGCATTTGCTCGATTTCTGCGAGCGTTTTTCCCAGTGCCAGCGACAATATCAATTGGAATTGTCGCCGTTCTCCGAGTTTTTTTCGCTGTTCCCCGCTTCGGCTGTAAACACCGCATTAGAGAACCCTTGCCCTAGACGATTAAGATCTTTTAAATCTGCTTCATTTTCAGCATCAAAAAGCAGTTCTCCTTTTTCATCACACAACTTAAAGGCCAACATTCTGGCGACATCATATTCATCGTAGACACGATTTATCGCCTCATTAAATTGTTCGGGATCGTCTTCGTCTAAATAAATGTCCTGCGCCTCAGCGAGCTTGATTTTAATTTGGCGAAGTTTGCGCTGAATATAATTCATGGTGCCAACATCCAGCTCTTTGACGTAAAAGGTGTTGTCTAAATAAGTAAAAGGCGTCACTTTCAGTGCTTGGTTTAACACTAATTCACGCAATAAAGCGTTAGACATAATCACTCCTAAGATTTTTTATCGAGAAGGGAGATGAGAAATAATGAAAGAGGTGAATTAAGGGTTATTTCTTCACATTCAAATAATCACGGCCAGACAATTTAATCGAGATCCCCGAATCCATCATTTGCCCCACACTGCCATCAATGTTCATGCCTGTTTCGACGGAGCCGTAATAAAATATGGAGCCTTCATCTCGCGTTAAGACCATTTTCACCGCAAATTTTTCTTTGCTGTTTTCATATTTACGTAAGAGTCGCTGCACCTCACTGGAGCTATACCGTAACCATTTATCCAGTGCTTTGGGTTTCAGCTCATAGCGAATCGATGCGCAGGGGCGATCCTCCAGCGCGACTGGCAACTGATTTTTTTTCATAACGATTACTCCTCGGGACGAGGTGGATTGGATTGAGATGGGGTTACAGGTTCACCTTCAGGAAATAACCAGTTAGTGATCTGTGCTTTGAGCTTTTCAGCTTCATTGTTCGTGATGTCTTTTCCGAGCTGATCCAGTGGCGTTAAATTAAGCTGAACCGTATAAATATCGCCCCCTTCAATAGGCGGTAAATTCTCTAACCGTCGAACATCATTTCGGCTCATCCAGCCATTTTGTAACGCTGTTGTGTAATAAGCTGAACGTCCTGCACTGTCTGCACGTAATAAGCCCTCAACAGAAAATTCCGCATAATAATCATCATCACTGTCGAGTAAACAACGATTAACATGGCTACGGCAGGATTCGCTTTAATTAAAAAATCCCCTAATTGCGTTTTTGTGGTGTATGTCCGACCTTCAATGGCAATGGTGTCTCGTAATTGAAGAATATCCGCGTAGATATCACACAACCGTTCTAATGCCAGTGTGTCAGCCACAGTTAAAACGCCCATTCCATCGAGTAATAAGGTTAATTTTGCCCACGCCATTTTCCCCCAATCCGTTAAATGTTCGGGTGGGCTTGGTATTTCACGTTTAGGTTGGGGTTCTTTATCGTTGAGTTTTCGTTTTCCCGGATTACCGGTGACCACCTTCAAGTGGGTCGGTTTCGGGCGTCTTCCTGCCATCGGAACCTCCCAGAAAAAAACTTTTCATTTCGCGGTTGTACACACAAATGAGGGCGCTAGGTAATCAGGGCGAAAGTGTTTGAACTTTTACCCCGCCCCCACCCTGTATTCATGGTGTTATTGATGCCAATGAGAATGGGGATCGAGTGGAATGCCATCCGCATTACAGCCAATGACTTTGCCACTCTTTTCGATACGTTGTTTGGTTGAGTTATGATGCAGTTCGCATAAACTTTGAAAGTTCTTTGTATCCCAGAACAAGGCTTGGGCTTTTGCGATACGCTCTTTATCACCTGATTCAAGTGCTTCTTTAAGACGATGTGGAATAATGTGGTCAACTACTGTGGCAGCAGTAATACGTCCTTGCTCTTGGCACATAACACAAAGTGGATGTTCATTTAGAAACGCTAATCGCACTTTAGCCCAGCGACCACCATAGACATTGCGTTTTTTCATGGTTTATCCCATTACAAATTTTCCCCAATAAAAAAGCCACCAGCGATGAACTGATGGCTATTTATATCAACTCTATCAACACCACTCAATGAATAATATTTATAGAATTGAATATTCTAATCTTAATTAGTTCGGTAAATATTATGTTCTATCAAGATATATATTTATTACACAACTAATATATGGGAATAATAAAAAATTAAGAGCCACGTTTAGTGGCTAAAAATCTAATAACTATTAGTAAGTAATATAGTGTTTTTTTAACTCCAAACACCAACTTCTTAGTGTCCGAGATCTCCGAGTCAATGTTTTACTACTTAATGTAAAACACTGTTCCTTTAAAAATTGTTCTGCTGAATCAGGATCTAACTCAGATAGATTATTTACTTCTGCCCACTGTATCCACGCCCAGCAACAATGACTCTGCTCGAAATTTTTTGCTGCTATTTTTAATTTTGTATTATCATCAGCTTCTATTAATTGCTGACCTGAAACGGTTATATTTCTATACTGATCAATAAATCCTAATATTTTTGAAGCATGAAGATAATAATATATATGTCTTTCACTTAACCCCGTATTTACAGTATCCAAGCTATTATCAGACCATTTTTTCTCAACTACTTTAAATACAGTTTCGAGCATATCTGCTTGGGGCACCTGTTCTCCACTAACAGAAGTACTAGCAGACCTGCGTATATCCTTTAAATAAAACTCAGCTGCAGACTTAGTTAAATCAAATATCACTTCATTAGTATTTGTATTCTTTAATTCAAAATTAGTACCAGTTTCAATAACACTGTTTAATAGATAAAAGAAAGATTGAAAATCCAATCCATTTTCTACCATGAATCTCTTGATATCTTTTCTATTTAAAATCAGATTGTAAAATCTATTTAAAATAGGTTCAAAATCAGCTAATTTTTCAGCTTGAAAGGATAATATAAAAGAACCTGGCCTAGCTGCTACTGGTCGTATTTTATCTTTAATATCATGTGCTTTCATCATATGTTGATAAAAAACGTCGAAAGCATCAAAAATGCTTGATACATGATTTAAACCTAAAATACTTTTTTTAGCACTTTTTTCCACATGAATTTCATGTGTAGAATATTCAAATGGTTGACCTAAACAACCACTAGCCAACATAGGAACAACAGAACTAATATACAAACCTTTTCTAGGAAGAGCTATATCATATACATCTTGTAATTCTTTTGTTTTAATGCATACGGGTTTCTCTTCAAAAGATATATTTGCCGTATAAAAAAATGACTGTTCCTGTTCTGTTAAAGCTGAATAAATATCAATCCTTTTTCTTTCTAGCATTTCCAATCTATCTGGTGATATAGGAATAATGAACCAGTCAGAAGAGTTTTTTGAATCACCTATCCAGTACACTAAATAAATTGATGCAACTGTATTTGCTACAGAAAATAGACGAGGTTCATCATAAAATTCATAAACATTACGAATAATTAAATTGCCAAATAATTTATGGGAAATAAATATATTTTTCATTTATTTCTCCTTATACACATTCAAAATGTTTATGAATATTTGAATTTATCCTTAGCCAAACAGTAAAATGGGCTGGATTCTTAAACGTTTGTTTCATCTTACCCATTTTAGCTACGAGCGTACCTTTGGCTATCTTTTTTTTACCTAACGCTTGAGGAAATTTATCTTGGTTATTTTTAGCTCCCTCATAACTATTAAAAAATGATGTACCATAGACACATTCCTGTTGTTCTTGGCTCTTACACGATTTAAGTCTTCTAGGCTCTTCTTCAAATGTTGAGGCAAAACAGGCTAATTCTGGAGGATCACAGATAACTAGTCTAAAAAGTTCACCATCTGCATCTAATGCTTTTTTTGGAGGAACAAATGAAGGATAAAATTCAGGCCACTCATCTAATTCATCATTCAATCTAATATCTTTTTCAACAGAAAGCTCTGACATATCATCAGCCCATGAAAAAACCTACAAAATATAGGTGATTTAATTTCAAATTATTTGTGCAAATATATCAGAAAAATTTTAAATATAAATTAAAAGGTTAATTCTATGTGATAGAGATTCTATTTTTAACTTAAATTTTTCCTCTATACTTAAATTTTTATGAATAATTTACCTTTCAATTCTCCGTATTGCCTCAAGCTGCCCATTTGCCTTATCGAGTGCAGTTAATAAAGAGTCTATCCATAATACTGCTTGACAATATGTTAAGGTGCTGGTGGTAGAGGTACTAACACTGGTTGAGTTAGTGTTTTGGGTATCGCTATACATTGACCGTAACTCGTAAGTGTACTTGAGCAACCCGTCAGTAATATGCTGAGGAACAAGCAAATCACAGGTTGGCTCTTTTTTAAAGATCGTTCTATATTCAATGACTTTCTCCTGTGATTTTGCATCTACTTGAACACCATAGAGGTAGGCTGTGGTCGCTATTTGATTAAACCTATTGAATTGGAATACCTGATCGCTTAATAGTTTTGAGTAACTCTTATTTTCTTTTGTTAATTGCTTATTCTCTGCTATTAACGTATCTCTTTGAGTGATGATGTTTTGTATACTTTTGCCAATATAGCCTCCCACAATGATGCCTACCATCGTGATGACGGCATAGAGTTTTCCGTATTTCATGATTAGTACCGATGATGTGAGAGTGCAATCTGACAGCGTTTTTCTAAACTAACTTGATCTTTAGTACATGAGTTATCAATCAAGAGATAAATACCACCAGCGACGGTGATGAGTAATATGAGGATAAAGCTGATAATGATGATTAAAGGTTTCCATGACATAGTGCTGACTCCACTTCTCGACGACTAACAAGCCCTCGCCAAACCTTTCCACCCGCATATACCCAACGTTTCATTTCTTCACAGGCACCCGCTCTATCACCGGCGTTTAGCTTCTTGAGTAATGTTGAGCGAGAAAATGCGGTTGTACCCACATTAAAAGCAAAGGAATATAAAGCGGCTTTAGTGTAGTCATCGAGTGGTACTTTGATTAATGCATCGACTTGCTGTTGTGTCTTAATAAAATCGTTTTGTAATAACGCATCACATTCTTGTTGTGTGTATCTCTTACCTTGAATAATGTCTTTGCCTGTGTGCCCATAACAAACCGTCAAAACACCTGCCACATCACGATAAGGTTCATAACGCACACCCTCAAAATGGGCTATTACTACTAACGCGATTGCTGTGGCTCCCGCAGTTGTTAGCGCAGCTATTTTCTGTTTGAGAGACATTAAATATCCTTTGGCGCTTTCACCATTAATTCAGCAAGCCTTTTTAACGTTTCGGTCGGGTTTTGTGGGTCAACATGACGAACAAGCCCTTCAAATAATTGAGTGCGTTTTCGTTGCTCTCGACGAGTCATAAAATAAGTAGCTAAACCAAGAACCATGCTAAACGCCATCCCGATAACAAATCCCCATTCATATAATGAGAGACTGGCAAAAAAGGCCGTTAAGCCTGCGGTTCCGTAAGTTACATTGGTTAATTTTTCCATACGCATAGTCACCCCCAGAGGAGTGTCCGTTGATGATTAGAGTGAGAGAGTTAAAAGTGAAACGATAAAAATTAGGCGGGTATTGATACTTTAAGTGCTTTTAATAAACCTTCAGGCAACTGCTCTTCCAGTGACGCATTAGAAACAATCACAAGTCCGTACATGGATATCCATGTATTCGTTTGTTGTAAGTGCCCTTGAATAAATTGCTTCGCTTTCTCTAACAAATAAACACAACTCTCTTGTGTGTTTTTGCGCCAATAGGATTCAATCGCCACCAGCAATGGGTCACCAGCATCATTAATCTTTTGTGCACCGATTCGATATTGTTTTTTACCTGCGGGAGATGTCGTGCAAATTAATTGCGTCAGTTGTTGGGTTTCACCATCAGCCGTATGGATATTCGCCGTTAAAATGATGGAGGTATTCATTTCACTGTCTGTTTCTGAGGCATAGTGAAGACTAAACTGTAATTCGCTTATCTCTTTTGACATAACATTTACCGATTTATTTTAGTTAATAAGGTGCCGACTCACAGCTCTTGTGTGAACGGTATAAGTGGGTGTTGATTCTGTGGTCGGCGTAGACGAAAAGGCTACAAGGTAACCTTATTTAATTTAGGGTTGAATATATTAATGATAATAATTATCATTACACATGTATCAAGTTGACAGGTTTGATACGAATTAGTACGACATGACTTACATTGCTTCTTGCGTTTATTTTATATGCCGATATGACTCCTAGCGTATCGGCATTTTTTTATTTTGTGTTAAGCAATTCCTTCATACCTACAATTAGATGTATATGATCAGATTCGATCTAATATTACTATGATTTAAGGCTAAATCTTATCAGATAGTCAACACTCGTTGCGAACACATTAAGCTGTCAGTCAATTCAGATATTAATTGATTTAGGGCATGGCAATGTTTAGGTTCTGTAGGATAATTTTTCCGTAGTATTTTGAGTTTTCAATAGCGAGTAAAGTTAACTCTCAGAGGAGTCTATTAGTGGGAACAACAATCGAGGACATCCAATACGAAGAAATGTTAAATGAACTTATCTTCGAAAAAGTAATGAAGGATGAAGCAAAAAAACAGTGTATTTATCTTTTTGTCGAAGGTGAGTCTGAAGAACTTGCTTTTCAACCCTTACTTGAAGAATGTGGTATAGATTTTGATAAATTTGGTATTGTAACTGCAAATTACAATGGGATTGGTAATTTAAAACACGCCATAAGACTTCTACATAAAACATTGAGCCATGATCGACCAATCATAGTAACATATGATGATGATCACGCTGGAAAAAAAATAAATAAAATTAATAGCCCATTGATAGCATATTTTAAAATACCATTTAACCCTGTAGTTTCTTATAGTGATGGCTCCTTAGGCGGCTCATTTGAAGAAAGTTTTCCTAAAGATTGTTTTATAGCAGCTTGTTTTCAGCAAAATGTCATAGCTAGTTCTTTTTTATCAAGACGTAATGAGTTTGAAAAAATATTTAATCCAACTAAGCCGTGGCTATCTCAATTAGCACAATTCATTTCCTCCAATGGTGGAACGCCCAATTCTATAAATAAAATAAATTTGGCTGATAACATGATGACTTCAGTATCTCAGATACCTGAGACCTATAAAGAATTAGCCAATGTAATTATTGACATTAGAAACAAAAATCCAATAAAGCATCCTGAAGATATAGGTTTAAGTTTGTAAAAAGTACTATTTATATTTACAAGTCGAGCTATTAGTATTTATTATATATCATCGAAAATTTGATTTTCGTTCATAGTACACCTTACATCATCTCAAGCGTTCATCTTCGTACTTGGAGTAACAATCTAGAAAGGCACTCTAATTATTAACAATTCGACGTATAAAATGTTTAATTTAAATATATAACTATTTGTTTTTTTACAAAAAAAACTTGAGTAGAAAAGTTCTTTCTGCTATACACAGTCAACATAGATAAATGATATGAGTAGCTGTGTTATTAAATTTATAACTACGTTTATCATAGTGAAATACCTCTGATTTTAAAAAAGAGGTATCTTTAAGATGTATGTATTATAAAAATCAATTTACGACAAAATGAGAAAGAAGACTATTTTTGCACACTTTGTCATTGTGGTAGGAACGCAACCATTCAAATTTTTCGATTACTCGGTCAATCCCATGTCGGTCATTTTCAGCAATGTCTAAACGTTTAGATTTAAGCTCTCTTAATTTTAGCTCAATCTCTGACGAATGCTTTTCAATATAAAATCTTACTACTTCAAAATGTTCATTAAACCGCTTCCTATTCTTCAAAACCATATCCTGAACCATTTTGTTTCCAGTATCAACTGTAGCAAGTTGGAAACCAATATAATCAAGAAAGTAAACGTGATCATTAGAGTCAACTGAAATAATTTGATTTCCGTTATACATTTTATTAGATAGAAACTCTATTTTCTTCATTAATTTTTTATTAGCTATAACATCCTTTGAAAAGGCAATTCGAGGATAAATGGCAATAGTACTCTCTATTTTATATGCTTCTATAAGTCCTTCACCTACAGCAAAAGAATCTTTAATATAACAATATTTATTAGAAATACCGCCTCGTAAAAAAACGCCTTTTTCAGAAAAACAATTAAAAATAAAAGTTTGCAATCTCATTGTGATGATAAAAAGAGCATTAGCGGAATGCATATACATTTTATCACTATTGGTTAAATCATTAACCTCTAAAGGATAGAAGGTTAATATAAATGAATCTGATACGAATGCATATTTTATATCATAAAATTGATATAAATTAAATTGTTCACTATGCTTGTAACTATTTTCAATTGTTTTATTGTTTTGAATATCAAAAATGCTTTTGTTCATCAGCATGAAATTAACAAAATCTTGAGCAGCGCCTTCTGTATTTATGGCACCATTAATTTCTCTATAACCCAACATATCAATAAAAATAGTCCATTGTAAAAGTTTCAATTATTTTCCTTATCAAATTTTTTTGATTTCGCAATAGTAAATTGGAGAATGAATAGTGTTACATGAATTCTAGTAAAAAGAAATTTATGGCTCATAAGTTGCAATGATATTTTTATGTTTCTACGAGCCAAAGAGGATTAATACTATTTTTAACATAAGTAGATGGTCCGCTCTTCGCTCTAATTGTGTTCGACTTACAAAACTTGCAAACTAAAAATTGTATTAGTGCAACTTAAAGCTCTCACAAAAACAATTAAGGCTACACATTATGTGTAGCCTTAATCTTACTTATGTTATCTAAACCAATTATTTTTTATCTTTATTTTCTATCGCTATTGTTTGTCGTTTTTCTTCTTCAGGTAATTCATACTCAATAGCAATAGTCAGAAGTCCACTTGATAAATCAGCTTTGTCTATTTTAACATTTTTACCGAGGTCAAACTGCAATGTAAATTGCCCTTGAGATATGCCTCGGTGGATCCATTTATCATTATCTTCTTCTGATTTTTCTTCTTTTTTCCCCTCAATCAATAAACGACTTCCTTTTAATGAAACCATTAAGTCATCTTCTTGATATCCAGGCACACTTACTGTCAGTTCATAATGGTTATCATCAATCTGTTTCAGGTTATAAGTCTGTACAGGTGATGCTATTGGCTTACTGCCCGTTAACTGACTAAACAGGCGATCTATCTGATCAAAACGATTTGAAAGTAAGTTGTCAGATAATGTTGGGAACAATGAAAAAGGTTTAATGTTAGGCATATAACTCCTCCTTCAGTATTTAGTGAATTATGGGCGGTATCTTATTTACCCAAAATATAAATATGAACGAGCAAGTATTTTTCAAGCCCTAAAATCTAAATTTTTTACCTTTAACCAATATGAGATTGTAGATAGCAAAAAACCCCGCCGAAGCGAGGTTTTGTATATTCAACTATTTAATGCTTAACTCATTTGAGCTGTCATCACACTTTTGCAAAAGATACATTTTGCGCCGTGTGGATTGTTCACTGTGACATCAAATTGTGATGTTCTATATTGTGAACCGCGACAACAAGGGCATTTAAAATAGAGGCGAATAGTAATAGCGCCTTTAGAGAGCCACCACGTTGCCTGCTGCTGGGCCTTTCATACCATTTTCCATGGTGAATGAAACTTGTTGCCCTTCAGCTAATGTTTTGAAGCTATCACTTTGGATTGCAGAGAAATGTACGAATACATCTTTGCTGCCATCAGCTGGAGTAATAAAACCAAAACCTTTACCTTCATCGAACCATTTTACTGTACCAGTCATTGTATTAGACATAGAATTTCCTTTAATTTATTTAATTTGCCACAAGGCATATGCGGTTTGTTTTGTATTTTTACTTATGGGAATTAATTAGAAGGAATTCACAATGAAGAGGTATCGAGGATAACGCTAAACGGGAACAACTTTAAACTTACTAACATAAATAGGTCTGTACTTCCAAACCAGTGACGCTATTAAGCCATAGAAAAATTCAGATAGCAAACTTTATTTTTTAGCGGTAAATCAGCTTAAGTAGACCTATAAAAAATACAACCCCGTTATGCTCACGAGGTTTTTAATAGATAAACCATGTAACATCAAAACCATCATTAACACAATATATTGTGTTTTGTAATTACGCAAGACTATAAATATGGTGTTTTCTAATTATTTTATCCATATCTAATTTTACGTTATCAACCGATAAACACCCTTCAATAAATCCTTCCGCTGTCTGTAATCGCTTAGCCACTTCGTTATGAGAAATGCCAAGTTTTGAAGCCATTGAACGCAAAGGATAATTCTTCACATAGTACATAATAACTAACTGAAACAAGTAACTATTATTTACCTTTAAATGTAATACCGCTTTATTTATTTTTAAGCCATCATCATCAGAACATTGCTCTCGGCTTCGTCTTGAACTTGGAATTAATCCTTTAAAACCTGCAGCAATTGATGAATAATCGATACTATTTCCCTCATTAGCTGACCACGCACCCCAACGCGATAAAACTTTCTGCATATCTCTCATACACGCATTCTCCAAACCATTTTTGCCTTATTTATTACTATTGATTAATCATTTACACGTTCATCTCTCTTTCTCGTTTTAATTGCCTGACCTTCTCTCTGTATTTATCGCGTATCTGGATATAATCTTCGTGTCGCCAATGCGAAAGCTCATGAGGCCCTCGTACCAATCAACTAATTCTTGACCAAATTTTTCGATAAGTTTTTCCTCATACTTTTGACTTACACTGGCATTTTTATGTGTAAATCGCCCTGCGCCACCATTACATGATTTACATTGCTTATATGCATTACGTTCATCAAATCTCAGCTCAGGGTGTGAACCTACAGATAAAAAATGACCACAATCTCACTTCTCTCCATGAGAATTATAAAGATTACTTTTCCATCCTCTAATGTGAGTTAAATTATATAGTATCAATTCATAACTTTTATGAGAATATATAACTAGATATTGGTTCTATGGTTTGTGTATACAACAAAGGTCACTCTAGTGACCTTTAAAAAATAAATTATCAATAAATATAAAGTGTATAACTATTTATCTTTCAAATCATCTCTTGATTGGCTTTCCAACTGTTTACCCGTATCTTTATTTACAAGATCGGATGAATAAGAATAAAAAACTTTCAGAATTACTTTTGATGACAAACATAATATATATATTTGTATTAAGTATATAGCTGTTAATGCCATAAAGATAAAAACACTAACATTGAAACCAAATGCATCTTTTATCGATAATAAATAGTTTAGAATTATAATGAAAATTAATATTATCAAACTAAAAACACTGGAAAGAGACGTATCTGTGAACGCATTGATTTCATCATTAGATGTTATTTTCTTTGTTTCATTATTACTTGTTAGTTTTTTTAATGCTTCAGGGAAAATCAATGCAACCCATGCACCACTGATAGCAAAAACTATTGCAGATATACTAGTTGATACACTTATTAAATTAGTTAAATTTATTTTATCGTTCTTAATTAACTCATCAATCACCTCTCCACATAAAAGATAAATAATTATACTTACCCCTATTGATATAAATATAAAAAATAAAAGCCTTTTTAAAACATCCAATTTATTTTCCTCCTACATTTTTTTTAGCTTTTTCCCTTTTACCTAATGCTATTTTATATTCTTTTGAGGATTCTATAATAAAGTCTTCAATATGATTAATATCATTTAAACAATTTATTATATCTTGCGCTGTATATGGCCACACAGGGATATTGTTAACATCAATTTTACCTGTTGATAGCTTGACTGTTTCTTTAGCTTGAGAATTATTTAAATATAAAGTTTTTGTTTCCTCTTCATCTTCTAAAACAAAACCTACTTTATCTGCTTCTTCGGTTCCTTTAATAGCATTTATATAACTCTCTAATTCAGATTTATTAAATTCCACAGGAACACTTAATGTAACCTTTGATTTTATAGTAGTTGATGTCTTTTTACTTGATATATACTTTAATAGTGATGTTAACTTTATTAAATCGGAAGATGTTTGGGCACAAACTTCTATTTTCGATCTTGTAATGAGATGTTTTATATATTTGTAATTCTGTATTAATTCATTTTCAATAGATTTATTTATGAATCTATTAGTCTCGAAAGAAAAATAACAAAGAGATCCTCCCTTATTATACCTTAATCCAGAGCTTAATTTTTCATCTTTTTTTATATTATGATCTGCAAATGGTGAGAAATTATTAATATAAGATTTTAAATATTTTTCTATTAAACAAGAATCCGCAGAAGAACCTTTATATTCTAACATTACAATTTTCTCATGCTTTGATGAAAAATAAAAGTATGCAGGAGTTCCAATAATATCCATATTTTTATTTTTTTTATTTGAGGCTCTTTGCCCTAATATATTATCTTTACTTATAGAAATTATTTTTTTAGAATCAGCATCATTTGCTGCAAGCCATAAAACAATAACATACTCGCCTTTTGAATTATCTAATTTTTTTATATCATAGCAATAAATATTTGTATTTGTGCTTTTTTCCATCTTGGTATTAATAAAACTTTTTTCACATAGAAATTTACTCAAAGAAGACATGAAAATTTCAATATCATTATTTTGTTTTTTATGTTCTTTATAATCATATAAACCTATTTTTTTTATATCATAGATTTTTAACTTACAGCGCTCCAGATCCATACTATCTCTCTTATTTTCACACGTTATATATAAATTTTTAATAAGTAAACTTAGTACTCTATTTTATTTACGTCAATAAAATAGTTAATTTTAATATTTTTACTTTAAAATATTATTATAAAACACATTAACAAAATAAACATGCAATAAAAAATAAAACTCTAGTCATAAACGCTACAATATCAAAAACACTTGGATTGCAAGTTTTTACAATCAACGATATATATTTTTTTGACCATTAAAAATCTCAAATAATCTTATGATTTAGTTATATCTAAATTAATAAGGTACTATCAGACCTATTAATTGTCTGTAGTATTTACTAGAGGTGTTGCCGAGTTGAATATCAAAAAATCGGCAGAGATAATTTTTTGATTTTTTTTAGAGAAATTTGTATAAAAAAAAACAACACATTAAAATATTCCTCTAGCCTTATACTCACACCTCCTCCCGTGCCGTATACACGTTAAACCAATGCTCCCATTCCTAATGAACGGTTTAAAAAAGAAAATAACAATTCGATTTGATTGCCGTAAGTGGCTTCCCACAATTTCGGATCACGATGTAACTCGTCATGATGAATGCGACATAATGGAATAGTGAATAAGTCATGGGCTTTCGTTCCCATGCCTCCCATACCATGGCCGATGATATGATGTGGATCATCAGCTTGTTGTCCGCAAACACAACATGGCTGTGTTTTTACCCATTGAAGCCATTGGGAATTTTCCCAACGGCGCATTTTAGGTTTAAGAAGAAATGAGGCTAGAGGTTCAGGATCGACAGCTACATTAATAACGGGTTTTATAGCACCTAAACGCGCATTCATTGCTGATAGTGCTGTCACTTCATTTGGAACAATATCAGCTTCAGGAAAACCGCCATGCACCCTGCGCTCTTTAGGTTTATCAGGCCAATTTAGAATACGACGCAATATGGCATCAGGTAATTCATCAACCAGTTTATGCATCACGGCAAAAGCAAAAAAGTCAGGTATCGTCAGCGAATGGCTATCATCTAATCTCAAACGACTGCGAATAGTGTCTATCATCCAAGCAATACGATTTTTATACGCTAACTCAGCAACCCACTCCGCCGATAAATTACGAATATGATTATCATGATACCAACAGGTTCGTATCACACCGTCCTTATGCCATGTGGTTGTTAATTCATGATGATGATAACTGTCATGCTTATCGTTAATCTGGCAGCAATGGATATTCCTGTCTATCCACATATTCATTGATGACAGCCCACCCATAGCTTGGAGCACCTTTTCATTATTCAAAAAGCCAATAATGTCCTTGTTATTCAATAATGGCTGTTCGTTCCCTGTTAATGCCCCAGAAGGCCATTTATCTAAACTCTTTGGCACATCACTAATAATCACGCGAGAATGTTGTTTAAGTTGCTCAAGCAACTCCGCTTCAGGCTTCAATAAAACAACACCAAGATCGGGCTGAATATAGGGGGTTAATAGTAATTTCATGCACTCACCTGCTTATTCAGCATCACCATACGGATCAATTCATCCGTTTTACTTTCAAAGAAATGGGGTTGGGTTTCACGAGGATTATTAGGACTGGTCATGTTCTTCCCAAACTGACAGCCCCGAGCAGTCACAGACCAGAACTCTTTCACTTTGTTGGCAGTTTTCGTACTTGGCCGAGATAAACGTTCAACAATGCCGAGATCGGCCAACCGTTTATAAGCTTGCTGGGCTGAAATAGGTAATTGATGTTTTCTAATCAGTGTTGATAAAGCTACTGTTGGACGACTTGAACCATCCATTGATCCGCTTGGTGCATCAATCGCATACACAGGGGCTAATTCGGGTAAGCCTGCCATGGCTTGTAATTTTTGATACGCCCCTAATTTTGAAGAGTTTGAGAAATTCAGGCTCTTTGCCATCGATTCAAGCAATATAACCCCAGCTTGAACTTTATCGGCTAACTTTTCGCCGTGTTGCTGTGTTATCAATGCATCAAAAGTACGGATCACTTTTAAATGAAATGATGGGCTTATCCACATTGCATAGGCATACACTAATTCTTTGCAAACATATGTTCCTTGGTTAAGCCCACCAACAATGGTCACTATGGGAACCGCTCCTGTGATCTCAGGAGCGGTTGAAATTTCATCAACCAACTCTTTAGTTTGAGTCAAAGCACTCCAATTCGATGGTTGATGCCGTTTTTCACCACCTGAGACTCGATGAAGATCATTTAAACAATAACGCCCTGCGGTATCTCGACGAATTTGAACACCATCAATAACAATTAGTCCATTCATGTTATTTTTCTCCACTCTCGTTTATAGCAAAACTTCCTGAGCAACTTGTTCTGCGACTTGTTGCCAAATACCTCGCCACGCAGCTAAACCTGCAACCTCATTCATTCGACCTAGACCATTTTTCTTTGCCTGAATAGCCGCTAATTCTTGGATTTTATTTTTAGGTTTCCAACCCGTCCCCCAAATGAGCCGGAATGTTTCATCACGCTCTACGGAATCGATTGTGATTTTTTTCTTACCCGCCAAACGTAAGGTTAAATCATCCCATTGAGCCCTGAGTGTACGAGGACACTGAACATTCTTTTTCCAAAAATCATCTTGCGTAATTCGTTTATAAAACTGGCAAATTTCTTTGTGAGTATGCCCATCAATCGTTGTCATTAAGCGAATATCATTAGCCCAATCAGTGAAATTGGGCTCTTTAGGCGTTTTTAATCCCATCTCTTGAAACACTTCGCATTTACGGCTGAATAACCATTTAGCGCACTTCAAATCGTCAGCGGAGCCCCATTTTTGAAAATTGGCGCTGTAAATCACGGCTTCAGGATAACGAGTTAAAAAATCATTTTTGGGCTGATCGCTGGATTCGCCAGAATTCTGCGACGAAGAATGATTTATTAATGGATCATATTTTGAAGTTACTGATGGATCGCCCTCAGGAGCTGGCGGGTCAAAATCCCTATTTTTGCTCGATTCTGAAGGAACAGAATTTGATGCAACAAATTTTGATGGGTCAGATCCTGATGCGTCAGATTTTGTTGGTTGAGAAAGTGCTTTCTTGGCTGATTGGTATAGTTTCTCTACATTCAGCTGATAGATATTGCTTGCGTTTCGATTGCCTTTTCTACGCTTTTCGCTGGTTAACCACCCTTCTTTTTCCAACTGTTTTATTGCTGTGCGCACCGTGCTTTCACCTGCACCGATTTGGCGAGCAATCGTCACAACAGAAGGCCAACAAATACCTTCATCATTAGAAAAATCAGCTAATCTTGCCATGATAGCGACTGATGTGAGTTTTAAACCTGCATGGGCGCAACCATCCCAAACATAACTAGATAATTTAACACTCATAAGAGGCCTCACTTAACTCGGGTATATCTCTCTTTAAATCTTTGAACAGGCTCGCATTGTTCGTATTCACAACCATCAATCATAAAAATAACACGCTGTTTTTCTCGATCATAACGAATGACATGAACAAGGAGTCCTCGAGGGTTTCTGTAATAGCGATCAAGACAATTGGGATCTTCATTTCGCATTGCATTTTCCTCCACTCAAGAAATAGAAATCAGCCCATGACTTTTTCAGTGTCCTCTTATCTACCAAATCGATATTTTTTCGGTAGTTGTGTGATCGATTGTCACTCGGTATGCTTTCTACATAGCGAAATGTTCCCTCTTTAGTTAAAGGTAAACAACGAAATTGCTTTTTAGGTATTAGATGCGCTAATCTACTCATGCTTATTTCTCTTCACATCATTGAAATTGGCAACCGAAGCCAGAGGCCGTATACCTTTGGCTTCACCCTTTCTTAGTCGCTTCCTGTTTTTCACCGTATAACACTTTCAGTGAATCCAAGAACCCAATTGCATATGCAAAAACTTTCCCTGCTTTTCGATAAATACGCCCTATTTCTTCATCCGTTAAAACACCATCAACAAGGCTTTCTTGAATTAAAACGGCGAGTGATCCTTGCATAGCAGCCAATGTCATTCGCATATCAAACAGCTCTACTTGATCTATCTTTTCTGCTTCTATTTTTGGTAATGCACTCATGCCATGACGATCTAGGTGATATTCCACTAGCAACTTAGTGCCTGAAATGTCTTCCATGGCTTCCTGTTCATCAATATCAAAAAAACGACAGCCATTTTTTTCGTATAACTTGTTATTAAACGTATCGAGTGACATACCTAGAGCCCCTGCCATAGCAGAACGTCCACCCGGCAGTGCTTTGCACATTTCTTTAATAACTTCTTTAATTGAATGTTTGCTCATATCTACCTGCTCTATCTTTTATTGGTAGTTAATTGCCTTATGCTGTTTTGGTATTTTTTCTATAAAGTTCAGGGTTATATTTAAGTTTTCCCTTGGTGATTTTTTCTATTTCATACGCCCTTACTTTAGGAATGATATATCCCCAACCACACACCGAAGGATGTTTAATACCGAGGGCTTTTGCTGTTTTACACGTACCACCAAAAAACGTGATTACATCTTTTTTCTTCATTTGTAATCCTTTGGTAAGTGAATAATTCACACGCATATAATGTAGGATATCTTACATTTAAATGTCAAGATTCTTACATTTGGAATGTGGTAGGCTTTCCTACATGAAAGAAATGAGCGAACGAATTAAACAAAGACGCCTTGAGCTGAAAATGACACAGCAGGCTCTAGCCAAAAAAGCTGGAGTCAATCGTGTGACTGTTACTGGTTGGGAAAAAGGTGACTATCAACCCAATGGCGCTAATCTTCAAGCATTAGCGAGTGCTCTTGAAACAAGCCCTATTTGGCTTGTTGATGGAAAAGAAGATCCTATTTCTAATGTTTCGTTTTTAAAATTTAATAGATCTAGTGGTGAATACCCTTTAATTAGCTGGGTAAGCGCTGGGAATTGGTCTGAGGCCGTAGAGCCATATCATAGAAAATCAATCGATACATGGTATGAGACAACTGTGCATTGTTCCGAAGAATCATTTTGGCTAGAAGTAAAAGGAGATTCTATGACCTCTCCTTCTGGACTAAGTATTCCTGAAGGGATGATTATATTAGTAGATCCCGCAGTAGAGGTTGTTAGTGGCAAGCTAGTTGTCGCTAAATTAGAATCTGAAAATGAAGTTACATTTAAGCAATACATTGTAGATGCAGGCAACCATTACTTAAAACCATTAAACCCTCAATACCGCTTAATACCAATCAATGGTAATTGTAAAATTGTGGGTGTTGTTGTGGATGCCAAAATAGCTCATTTACCATAATTTCCTATCTCATTGATAAAAGGATCCTCTTCGGAGGATTTTTTATTACCATCACATACCAATGTAAGTTTTCCTACAAAAACACTTGACACACCAATGTTGGTTATCCTACATTTTAAGTGTGCGGTGTAGGATGAGTTACATTATGATTAATATCTAATTCAATTATGTGTGTGAAAACACCTTAATAAAAATTTTCATGTGAAGAGAAATAGTTTCTGTCTGTTGGGAAACAGTAGAAACAGCCACAACTTAAGGTAAGCAATAATCAAGTTCAATAATTGAAACATAAAAAATAAGCCTTTATTTACCATTAACCAACAGCAGGGAAATTTAATCTCGATTAATTCGAGAGGGATCTTTATTACTTAAATTATGTGGAGAGAATAATGTCTTATATTGCAACTGCAACAAATAAGCACTTCTATTACCTTGATGTACGGATTAAGGATATAGATATTCAAGACATTGCGACAGGTTTAGCTAATGAATGTCGCTTTAATGGGCAGATTGATAATTTCTATTCTGTTGCTCAACACTCGGTATATGTCAGCTATTTAGTTGCTCCTGAATATGCTTTAGAAGCCTTACTTCATGATGCCAGTGAAGCTTATGTCAAAGATCTGCCATCACCGCTTAAAAAGCTATTACCTGAATATAAGGAGATAGAAAAAAGAATTGATGCTGTTATTCGTCAAAAATATAACTTACCACCCGTTATGTCGGACGCTGTGCATTTAGCCGACTTAATGATGTTAGCAACTGAAAAACGAGATTTAGAAATTGATGTGGGTAGCAATTGGCTAATGCTTGAAGGTATTTCTACGAGTGATTTTATTGTTAATCCATTAACCCCACTACAAGCCAAAGTTTTATTTTTACGTAGATTTAATGAATTAAGTAAAAGGAGCTAAATAAACAGTTCTAAAAAGTTTAAATAAATACCACCAGCATAATTAACGTCTATTTAAACTGTATACGGCAGTATGGAGAGAAAATATGTCAAGAATGGTGACTCTTGAAGCGTGGGCAAGGTTGGAATTTGGAGATGCCTCTCCTTGCATGACAGTATTACAAAAATACGCAAAGAATAACCTTATTGCACCACCTGCAATGAAAGTTGGCCGCAAGTGGATGGTTGATAGAGAAGCTCGTTATGTGGGCTATCTGTCTCTCCCTCAAATTCCTACTAAATCAACGGAACGACTTAAGAGGATAATTACAGATGGCTGCCCGACCACGAACCCATAAAATTATTATCCCTAATTTATATCGAAAGCTAGATAAACGTAACGGCAAAATTTATTGGCAATATAAACATCCCATCACCGGTACATTTCATAGCTTAGGCACTGACGAACAAGAAGCGAGAGAAACTGCCATTCAAGCCAATACAATTATTGCTGAACAACATACTCGACAGTTATTAAGTATTAATGAACGGTTATCAAAAATTAAGACAAATAAGTCTGAAATATCTGTCGATATATGGATAGATAAATATTTAGATATTCAAAAAGAAAGATTAGATATCGGTGAATTAAAAATTAATTCTTATCGACAAAAAATGAAACCCATTAATTTATTCCGTCAGTATTGTGGTACGAAAATATTAAAAGAGATAACCGCATTAGATATCGCTGAAATAATAGATTCCATCAAAGTATTAGGACATTCAAGAATGGCTCAGGTCGTTCGCATGGTGCTTATTGATGTATTTAAAGAAGCTCAACATGCTGGCTATGTTCCGCCTGGTTACAATCCCGCAAAAGCAACTAAACAACCACGGAACCGAGTGAAAAGAGAACGCATGACATTGGACGAATGGCGCACTATTTACCAGCAAGCTAAAAATCACCCTCCTTACCTGCAATGCGGCATGTTGTTGGCTTTAACTACAGGTCAGCGGATCGGTGATATCTGTAAAATGAAATTCTCTGATATCTGGGATGATATGTTACATATACAGCAAGAGAAAACGGGCAGTAAGTTAGCCATCCCTCTCTCGCTAAAATGTGAAGCTATCAATCTCTCCTTAAGGGATGTTGTTGCTCAATGTCGTGACGCGGTTGTGAGTAAATATCTCGTGCATTATCGACATACCACCGCACAAGCGAAACGCGGTGAACAAGTCACACCAAATACGTTAACCACAACATTTAAAAAGGCGAGAGATAAATGTGGGTTAACTTGGGGAAAAGGTACGGCACCTACTTTCCATGAACAACGATCTTTATCTGAGCGACTTTATCGAGAACAAGGAATTAACACACAAAAATTATTGGGGCATAAAACACAAAATATGACTGATAAATACCACGATGATAGAGGCAAAGAATGGCAAATTATTGCTGTTTAATTGAACAGTTTTGGGGAAGAGTTTTGGGGATATTTTGGGGAAGAATTTTATAGTACAAAAAATAAACGGGAACTAATAAGCTCCCGTTAACTATTTATCAAATCAACAATTACATATGTTTGATAATCGCGTCACCAAACTCGCTACATTTCAGCAGTTTAGCGCCTTCTAACTGACGTTCAAAATCATAAGTTACGGTCTTAGCAGCAATCGCGCCTTCCATACCTTTAATGATTAAGTCAGCGGCTTCTGTCCAACCCATGTGGCGTAACATTATATAAATCAGCCATTACTAACTATTTGTTTATTAAGGTATATTCACTCTTAATATACTTAAAAGACAGTGATTATGCATTTTTATAACCAATTGATTACCATAATACTTTTATTGGTTTTGATAACTATATTAGCTATGTCATACCATATCAGACTAGACCTATATTTGTGACTCAAAGCATCAAAAAAATGTGAACCTATTTTAACTTGCTGAACACAGAGACTGAGATGTTATTTTAAGCATATAGATGTTTATCTAAAAAAATATGACTAAATAATATAAAGAATATTAAATAATTAATATTACATATAATTACTAATTTTTATCCAAAGTTGATGTCGCTCATAAATTCTCAATAACAATTTTACAAATACTAAAACCCACTTTAATCTACTAATAATATTATTTACATCAGTAATGTAATAACAAAAAATAATGAAAACACACTCAATAATCAGCATTTTTACTTAATATATAAAAGGACTAAAGATATGGTGGATTTTACTAAAAGATTAAAAAACAAATCATTACCAAAAAAGATAAATCCTATTGAAATATATGACTCTTTAGATAGAAGAAGTGAAACAGGCCCATTACGTCCATCTCAATCATTGGTACTTGAAGAGTGGTTTACAAAATATAAAAACCGTAAAAATAATATAATAAAACTTCATACAGGTGAGGGTAAAACACTTATTGGGTTGCTTTTACTATTATCCAAAATAAATTCTGGAGAAGGTCCTTGTTTATATGTATGTCCCAATATATACCTAGCAGACCAAGTTAAAAATGAAGCAAAAAAATTTGGAATTCCAGTATGTGAAATAGGAAACAAAAACGAACTACCTGAAGAATTTTTGCTAGGCAGCCATATATTAATTACTCATGTACAAAAAGTTTTTAATGGAAAAACAATATTCGGACTAAAAAACCAATCTGTAGATGTTGGTGCTATCGTCCTTGATGATTCTCATGCATGTATAGATTCAATAAAAGATTCATTAACAATAAAAGTTAAAAGTAATCATGAGCTTTATACAAAAACTATGGCTATATTCGGAGATGATATAAAAGAGCAAGGAGAAGGAAGCTTTTTGGAAATTGAAAGTGGTGACTATAACACTATGTTACCTATTCCTTACTGGAGCTGGTATGATAAGAAAGATGATATAACCAAAGCAATAATTGAAAGTAAAAATGATGATGAAATTAAATTTTCATGGCCAGTAATCAAAGATCAAATTGGAAATTGTCAAGCCTTTATTTCAGGACAATTTCTCGAAATCTCTCCGACTTTAATGCCAATTGATCAGTTTGGGTCATTTTCGAGAGCTAAAAATCGTATATTAATGTCTGCAACAACACAAGATGACTCCTTTTTTATAAAAGGACTAGGGTTCGATATTGAGTCAGTTAGCAAGCCTATTTCAAATCCTAAATTAAAATGGTCAGGTGAAAAGATGTTAATTATACCTTCACTAATAAGTGAAGAGCTAGATAGAGACGCCGTAATTAATTGGCTAGCTAAGCCAAATAAGAATAGAAATTATGGTATGGTTTTTTTAATTCCAGGATTCAGAAATAAAGCTCAATATGAAAAGTTAGACGCTAGTATTGCAACCACTTCCAATATCTTTAATATAGTTAAATCCCTTAAAGATGGAAATTTTACTAAAAGCGTTGTTTTCGCAAATAGATATGACGGCATAGATTTACCTGACAACTCATGCAGAATACTTATTATAGATTCAAAACCATATTTTGATTCATTACTAGATCGGTACGAAGAAGACTGTAGAGTTGATAGCGATATACTAAATATTCGAATTGCCCAAAAAGTAGAACAAGGTTTAGGTAGAAGTGTTCGAGGAGAGAAAGACTATAGTATTATAGTACTAATAGGGGGAGATCTAGTTAAATTTATAAAAAGTCCTGCTAGCAATAAATATTTTTCACCACAAACAAGAAAACAAATTGAAATAGGAATACAAGTTGCTTCATTTACTACTGAAGATGCTACGGATGAAACTCCGTATCATACTTTAGCTAACTTGATGAAACAAGTGCTCCATAGAGATGATGGGTGGAAAGAATATTATGCAGAAGAAATGAATAATTTAAATATTGAAGGAGAAAAAAAAGACATATATAACGTAATAAAATTAGAATACGAGGCAGAGTGGCAATTTTCCATTGGAGAATACCCAAAAGCGTGCGAAACCATACAAAAATTGTGTGATAAATTTTCTAATTTTCCATCAGAAAGAGGATGGTATTTACAACAGTTAGCTAGATATAAATATAGAACAAGTAAAGTTGATGCCAATCGAATACAAAAATCTGCATTTCAAAGCAACCTTCATTTATTAAAACCAAAGGAAGGCATAAGCTATAATAAAATTGAATTTGTGAATCAAAGCCGAGTAGAAAGAATTAAATCTTGGATTAGACACCATCAAGATTACCAGGAGATGATGATATCTCTTGAAGGTATTTTACAAAACCTTTCCTTTGGAATGCCTTCAGAAAAATTTGAATCAGCTTTAATGGAAATTGGTGAAGCAATTGGATTTATCAGCCAACGGCCTGATAAAGAAATAAAAAAAGGCCCTGATAACCTATGGTGTGGAGTTGAAAATCAATACTTTCTTTTAGAATGTAAAAATGAAGTTGATGAAACTCGTAGCGAAATATCAAAATATGAGGCTGGGCAAATGAATTCTCATTCAGCTTGGTTTGAAAGCATTTATGGTGATGCTAAATGTAAGAGAGTCATCATAATTCCAACTTTAAAATTATCTTATCACGCTGACTTTACCCATGATGTTGAAGTAATGCGAAAAAATATGCTTAAAAAGCTTAAAAACAATGTGAAAGGATTCTTTAAAGAATTTGGGCAATATGATATTCACAGTGTTAGTGATCAAAAAATCCAACAGTTAATTAATACGCATGAATTAGATATACTAAGTTTAATAAATAAATATACCGAACGTTATAAAAGAATGTCTAAGTGATAAGTATTAATTGTGACATTACACTAAATCTGTAACCAATTAGATTTAGCATAGATATAAAATTATACTGACCTCAATGTGCACATTTAGTGCACATTGAATACATTCGATTAATATCAACTAAAAGCACCCTTTTATAATCAAAGAATAAAAAATTGTAGATTCGATTTCAGCTGTGTCAAATTTGATGGGTTAGTGAAAGGACAAAGATTTCAAAAAATAATGTATTAGTGATAATAGCACAACTACACATCTGACATAGATAAGATTATAAATGATAATCAATTCCAGATTATTTAAAAATTAGAAAAACTCATTTTAATGGAACGTTATAACATATATGAAATGATTTGTGATAACCTACATTAGATATATGCATACTAATATTACATTTGTATCAAATTTATACATAACACTAACTCAAAGGAATAAAAATGACTGATAATTTAGATTTTCTTGCAAAAAATATATGATATTGAGGTGAATTTGATACATGGAAAAATATCCTTTTCTATTTAATTGAAGATTTGGCTAATCAAGATGTTTTAGCTACATTTTAAACCTGCATTCCAGAAAATTTTGAATGACTCAATACATTAATATATGAAATAAATGGTTCTATTGTCGATATACCCAGGTTACTAGAGGAAAGACTAAAGCAACATTATTGTGCAATTCGTGCTTATCATGGAACTCGTACCGAAAATATCTCGTCATTCTACGCAAAAGGGCTATTAATACTAAATCCAGATGAAGCCAAAGAATCAGTAAAAAAATTATTTTTTTCTGAACGATTCCCTGAAGTAACAGATACCATGCTTACAGAAGCTTTTAATTATATAGATTTATATCTGACTCCACGTAAAAATACAATTTACTTTGTCACTAATCACAAAATGCATTTTTCAGAACGGTCAAAACACTATATTTTATTTGGAAGTGAATATATTTTAAGCATTATTTGTCGCTTAGAAGAAATCACTAGTAAAGATTATAGAACTATTCTTCAAGAAATAGGCTATCCAACTATAATTTCATGTGATATTCCTTTACAATTAATTCCACAAGAAACGCTAACTTATCTTATAAAACAAGCTTTATATGATATTTTCTCCAGTCTATTAGGTAGTGATTATAATTATCTTAGAGGATTCCAAAACTTATATATTAAAGGTAATCTCCCTGCAAAATATATTGTTAAATATCATATTATTTCTATCTAATTTGAAATTTTTCAGATCGATATTTAGCACTCAAATTATCCATAGCATAAGCTATCTCAGTGCAGTATTTGAAGGCTGAATTGCATGAGTTCAAGTCTAAGATAATTACTTCCTCATATAAATAACTAAATTTGGCAGTCCAATGTGAGCAAGAAGCGGAAGTTTATAATTAATCTCACCGTTGATGCAAATGCAGTACAATCTGGAATTAGAATAAACTTTATTGGACACAACACCAGCTATAAATATGAATAAAATTACTAGATCCTCATATCATGTATTTCATTAAAAACTTACATTAAAGTTTAAAAGATCAAGAATAAGTAATTTTAAAATGATATTGCACCGACTGATTTTAATCTCTTCATCCGAATGTTCTTTTACCCAATGAAAACTAGAATGTACTCGTTCTGCATGAATAAGTTTATTTCTTATATAATAAAGATACTTGAGACACATAAATGCAACCACCTCAATATCGCTATTTGAATTTTTATTTCTCGTTATTTGGATATGGTTCTGTACATCTTGTAGATCATTTGGATTACTTAGAATACTTTGAAAAGATGATAGTGAAAGGTAAATTATTTCAATCAATCTAGCATCAGAAATACGCAGAATAAATCCCTTGAAAGCGCTACTCTGAGCTCCTGTTTTGAAGTCATTTAGTACCATATTTCGCCAATTAATAATGTCAAATATATCCTTATGATCCATTGAGTTTACATTACAGGTAGATAAAGGATAGTTAGACACGTTTGCTAACATATGACGACGCAAACTTTGAAGGCAATTCGAATCTCTGGTATCCTTTTCCTTAACCTTATAAATCGAGTTAAAACATTTCCATAGCGCCTCAAACTGTTGGAATGGCTCAGGAGATGAGCACGAGCTAATAAGATGAGTTACAGCATATAATAAAGCTCGCCCTTTATCTGATTCTTCAAAAACAGTTTCTAGTTCTAGTCTATTAATGCTTCTTAAATCATGAAAACCATTATCTGAGGTAACAATTTGGCGAATATTTTTTTTATAAATAGTTTTGGACTCTTGTATTTTTCCACTTAAATACCTAGTAACTTTGATGCTAGTAATTTTATTTGGCTTGCCTACAGTGGCATAGTAAAACGCCAAGGATTTTGAGATTTGACGATTAATTGCTCTATTGGTATTACGAATAACATCCGCTACTGAAGTCTTTTTGCTTCTGTATGCTATTATCTTGATTAATTTCTCTTTTATCACAATATTATCTTTTAAACTTGGATTGTTAGTATATGGATATTCTATGTTAAAATCTCCAATTTGGTTATTTGTACTAGAAGAAATCCTTATTAATATTGTGTATCTATAATTTCTACTCATAATTACTCTCAAGTTAAAACATAAATATTATGGCTTTATCAAATATTTTAAATTTAGGAGTTCATACTATCGTTAGCTGATTATTTTTTCATGTGGTTTTCTTATTTAATTATTAAAATAGTATATTAGCCATCAAAGCACGCCACAAGCGTTTAGATATCTGGTGTGCGGACACATTCACATTGTCCGACTTTGACTCAAAACTATATCTGAACCAGCACAATGAATTACTATTTCATATCCTTTTCTTTTTACCGACGTTCCTCTTCCGCTTTCTGCGCTTCTTCCATCTCATGCATTCTCACGTTATAGATTGATTGCTCTGGCATCTGTACACGAACAGAAATAAAACGACCATCAGGAATATCAATTGAGTCACCGTCATTGAAACCGTCAATATCATTACGGGCAAACTCTGGCGCATTAGAGTGAGTTCGGTGATACGTTTTGACGAGAATAGAACCGTCTTTGTTAATTTCAGCGTCAACCCAAATAAGTGGCTGTTTATTGACATCGAGTGGAATTTCAATACCACCATCGATACCACCCCAGCCTGCGTCAGCGTTAAACCCAAGAACTCCTTCAATGAGATACTCACCTTGAGCTACTCGAGTAACAGTAGCGCCTTCTGATTCGTCGTTAGTTATAAATGTGCCGTCAGGATTGATGTCGATGATTGGAGAGGCGCGTTTAATAAAACCATTGCTATCAGTTGTTGTATTAGCCTCGCTATATATCTTCCTTACCCTAGTAAACCCATCACTAATACGGACATCTGAATAATATGAATATGTAACGCCAGTTGACGCATTAACAAACAAGCCAGCTTTAATTGTTGAATTATAAGCAAGGTGAATGCCGCACCCATGATTTGTAAACAGGTTAGTCCCGCTACCACCACCCTGCATAAAAAAAGAAGTGTGATGGGTGTTTTTTAAATCATCATTAGTAAATGTTGGGTTTATAGAACCTAAACCATAATCACCAACTAGCATCAGTGTTCCACCTTTCCTTTCTGGAAATCTAATACTATTACCAGAACCATCATAGGAAAGATAAAATCCGTAAGGAACACCCTTTTCAGCTCTCAATAACCCAAAATAATTTGTTGGATTAGACTTATCTGAACTATAAAGCCCTTGGTAAGACATTAACTGACCATTAAATCTCTGAGTTTCTGAGTTTGTCAAAGAGGCTAATACAGACCAATCAGACCAAGCTTTTGCGTTTACGCGAATCCTATTAGCAAGCAATGGAGCTTGTACAGTACCACCCGACTGTATTTGTAAAACAGCTCCAGTCCCATCCCCGCCTTGTCTTGTAGAAACAATAAGAGGCTTATATGGTTCAAAATAGTTAGCTGAATTAGCTCCACCAGCACCATAAAAACCAGCAGAAGTTATATCGTTAGCGTCAGGCGGTGTTAATGGTATGATAGGGCCATTATCAGCAGTTGCTCCAACACCAAAATCCCCAATATGTATTGTTTTATTATCATCCGCTTTTTTACTAATATCCCCTTGCATCTTCTTAATGCTATCGAGAGTGACAACTTCACCATTTGGCATCTCAATTTTTGTTTGCCCTGTTTCAGTCATCCATGTATTCATCGCATCGAGAAAATATTGTATGTATGCATTTATTGCAACCATAGTTCTAGCTGCATCACTATTATTATCGGGCTCAGTAATATGAATTGAGAATGTGGTATTCGTTGCTGTGGCTAATGCGGGTTGCGCTAATACTAATTCGGTGTCGGAATTAACGGATTTAATCATATACGGAATATTAGTATTTCCCGATTTAATTAAAATTGTCATTCCAATATTAATGGCTGGATTATTATTTTTAAATTTAGTGCCAGTGCCTTTGACAATAGCAGACCCTGACACTGTGTTAACAGTGCCTGTTGTGTATATCATTTTTATTTATTCCTGAAATTTAGATATAAAAAAACCGCAGTATGCGGTATTTAGTCTTCGAGCATTGAAACGTCTATCATTAGACCCTGTTGCATTAATCCGGAGCCCTCCCTACTGGGTGGCATACTAATCCAGCCATCTTCTTCACCCAGAAATTCATATTTGTACTCAAAAGTTAGCCCTCCTAAATCATCAATAACAACATAATGTTCAATATATCTGTTAAATGCCCAAACCTCATCCCAAGTGACCGGATCAATATAACTACGTATGTTTGTATTGTGATAATAACTTAGAGATCGCGTTTGAATCATTCCATATCGATGCCCTGCTTTACCATTAATTCGAAATTTTCCCTTACCCGCAGAATCCATATTTACATCATAATATTTTTCAAATGCGACAAGCTTAGCCAATGATGAAAATTTCACTTTACCATCAGCGTCATACACCTCAAAACCAACACCATGTGTAGGGATTTCGACTTTAGATATAGGCGCTACTAACCACTGCCCACTCAGTGCATAAATAATGGGAAACTCATCATAAGGGCCTGATGCTGTCGTTACCTCAGATGGAAGAAGTTTCTTTAAAACACACATCGTCTCCAAACTATCTGTGAATTGAGTTAAGCGATTTTTTGTGTATATTTCAGCACCAATCATATTACACCGCCCATACAACTACATGATTTGAAAAACTATCATTTGTCTGCGTTTGCCCACCTCCCCCTCCATTTTGCTCCCATCGATAAACGTTATAATCACAACGATAATTTAACGTAGTCCCGCTCACTGAATAACTAGTTCGTTCATTTGGCCCCATCTTGTGGAATGAGTTAGAGAATATAGAGCGATAACGGATCCAAAAGTGGCAAACTATTTCCCCACCATATGAAATTTCAGGAATAATCAATGAACCATACTGTGATAATGGCAAATCAAACTTTCCTAAATAACGAGGAATGATAGTATCTTCACCAATAATTAACCGCCCTTTTTCATCATAAATTTCTAATCCCATCCCCATTACCACATCCCCATTCTGATCCGCATTGTGCCGTTTTTATCAAACAAGCGTTTTAATACGTTTGTTTCAATCCAGTAGCCCTGCGAGTTATTTCCATATTTTATTTCCTCCCCTGTGCGCATATTTAATTGATAGCCAATTTTTTTATCATTGCTGAAATTAGTTGATTGCAATACATCAGCAATTTTCGCACTGGTGATAGTAGCATCACCAATAAATGCCTCTCTAACAAATAGCTGTCCATTTTTAACCGTCATAAACAGTTCCATCTTGCCGTTTACTGGGTTATACCATGCGAAATTATTAGCGTTATAGCCTATAAAGCTTTCGAGCTTTCCATTCTTAACTTGAGCACTAATGACCTGACCTGTTGCATTGTATTTAGTGCCGTTATGAACAATCGTGATATTGATTGAGTGCGTGACAACACCGTCGCCCATTTGACTAAATTCAGCCTGCATTTTTTGGTTAATCATGCCCTGCTGTTTGCCAAATTGAGCTTGCACTTGCTCCTCTGATTTAGCCATAGCTTTATTTGTTTCAGATATTGCCTCTTTATTCGTCATAACATCAGCACGAATACGACCAACTTCTTTATCTGTATTGCCTAACTTCTGGTTGGTGTCAGCTAAATTTTGGTTAGTTGTTTTTAACTCTGTGCGGATCTCCGTAGTTGTTTGACCGAAAGCTTTATTTAGCTCAGTAATTGACGTTTGAGTCTCTTTAATAGCAGACGTGTTATCACCAACAGCGGAGTAAATTTCTTTAACTTCCTGTGCCCATGCTTCCTCTTGAGTTGCATTAGCTTGCCATAGCTCACTAATGCCAGCTTGAGATTCAGCATGTTTTATTAGCAACTGCCTGAAATTACGATGACTTGCGTTACTTAAAATAATTGCGGTCTCAGCATTCCAATCAAGCTTATTATCCAGCTCTTTAAACGCATCCGTTTCTCTAACCGTGTTATCTAAATCATCAAATATGTCGTCTGGCAATGAAACTGGAATACCTGAAGCTTCTACAAATGCAGATTTACCATAACTATTGATCGTTCGGATATAGAAATAGTAAGTGTGGCCAGCTTTTAAATTCTCTTGCGTCCAGAAATTTCCTTGACCAACTTTGTTTGTTTTGGTGATCACTTCATTTTCAGAGAGATTAGCGAGTTTTTTCTCACTAAACCAAAACTCAAAGGTATAACCAAAAACAGCACTATCACCCTGTTTAGGTGACGCCGTTAAACTAAACATACCTGGCGTTATTTCAACACCGATTGGTGACGGAGGTGCTTGAATTGCAAAATCACTGATAGCCGGTGCAGACATAGCGCCAGCAACATTAATAGCTCTCACTTCGACACGATAAGTACCTCTCGCTAAACCGTTAATATCAACACGCTCACCCGGTACCTGAATAGACTGTATAACCTTGCCATTCTGGAGAATATTAACCGTGTTATAGCGAATATCAGATGCCACGTTCTGCCATGATATGTAACCTTGAACGATATCGGTGACAGCAAGAGGAACAAAAGCCAGATTGATCGGTGCTGGTACGCCACCAGTGGGTAGTTTAGTGAATGGAGGTCTAACAAAAGGTTTACTGGCTAAGTCTTCATAGATATAAGGACCATCTTCTTCGAGAGTAATCTCTACCCCCTCTGATGGGTGAAATTTCCAATCAGCAATGCGAAATTCTAAATCGCTAATCCCCAGCGAAGGTAATTCGAGTTTTACAACATCACCAGGGCGATAAGCATAACCATCTAAATTCATGCGCAATTGAATACGACGACCTGCGCGTTTTTTACGTAAATAGAGATTGGCTAGTCGATTGGCTTGGTATGGGCTAGTAACAAAACGATAGTCCATATTTTCTTTAATTTCTAAGCCATCTTCTTCTATCCATTCATCAATAACCACTGGCTCAAAATCGGTTTTGTTATACTGTTGTTCTGCGTCAACAAAAGTGCCATAAATCGCATTAGTTGCATCACGTAATGAAAGTTCGGGTGTCACCGTCACTGTATCGATAATTTGTGACTCATCAATCGTCAGTAGTGCTGGCCCATTATAGACTTGCATCATAATGCCATGCTTACCCGCTATATAAGTGGGCTCTCCAGCAATACATTTATGCATCATCTCTAATACAGAGGCAGGACTTTCTTCAAGTTCATAAGCGCCATTTAAAGTGTATCTAGGCTCACTTTTTCCATCTGGCGTTTGTACGGTTTCATCACAAATATCTGCTGCACTTTTAAATGCATCCCAATCAATATCAGAGTCTGGAACACCTAAGTAATGGCGATAGTAATCTAATATGACCAAGGCACCATTATTGGACCATGCTGTTTTTTCTGTTCGGGGATCGTAAATTTCTTTGCCCCATAATTCGCTTTTAACATTAGGCACACCATAAGGGAATTTTTCTTGGTCAAAGCGCAACGTTAAACGTAACCAAGCTAGCCCTCTACCGATCATATCCTCTTTCCATGACGGCGCATTTTTTAGTAGATAAGGATCTGCTGCGGTTCTGTCGTTATGAAACTCATATTGTGCGTTGTTACCTAAGTCTTCAATCTTGTCATCATTGAAATAGATTTGACCTAATTTATGAATGGGGTGAGAAGCTATGGCTAAAGCCATATAAAGCTCTTCGTTTTCGTCTTGCTCACCTTCCTCTTCTTCAGCAAAGAAAAGCAAACCTGACATCATTGTTTTGCCGACAACCACGGTTTCTGGTGCTGACGCTGAACGTAACATCTGCTTGCGTTCAGACTGATCTCGATAGCCTGAGCCGGGTACTTTATCTTTAAAGATAAACGCACTCGCCGCTTGAACAGCAATACCAGCAACAATCAATGCGGTACCCAACCCACCTGTAGCAATAACCCCTGCTATCATTAAGCCCGCAGAGACAACGCTTGTGACTGTCTTACCCATTTATTGTACTCTCCATGCTTTAATCGGTTTATTGCTCACAGCGCGAACTCCATCCGTTGAAACTGCCCACAATTTACCCGCCCACAAAACACCTAATGTATTTCCCTCATCCCCTTCAAACATCACAATGTCGCCACGCCCTGCTTCGTTTGTTGGAACCTCATCAAAAAAACGGCTCACAGCGCCGTCCAATGTTCCAAACTCTTTTTGTAATACTCTAAATGCACCTGTTTTTGTTTTGTAGCGCCCACGAATGCTTTCGCAGGGATCGAAATCGCAAACAGCAATGACGCAATCAGATGCAAACAAACAGCAATCATGCTCCCCCCATACAAAAGGGCGATTTATGGCATTCTTTAAGGTTTCAGGAAGGCGAGTGGTCCATTGCGGGTGTCTCATGGTTTTCTCCAGACAATAAAAAACCCGCCGAAGCGGGTTGACGAAAAAGTGTATTTAATTACTTTTTATTTCTAGTTTTTTAATTAAACGCTTTTTATATTCTTCTAGGTTTTTTATTTCACAGTCAATCTTTTTACTGCTTTCTTCTAGATATTCTTTTGAGTACTGCTGTAATTCTTCAACTGTTTCTACTCGTCCTCCTTTTAAGTTTTCTATTTCTTCATTAGTATATTTAGGGCATCCCTCATACCATTCCTTATTTGAGTCAAAAGAATAAGTTGAAGCAGAAAAGCAGAATAATAATGTTGCCGTAATAAATATATTTTTCATAGCAAACCTTTAATCATTTATAAATAAACGCAGGTGCATTTTTCTTGCTACCCCAATAAATAGCCCGATCAGCCATCTGCGCTACATAACGGAATATCCTATCGCCCTTTTTACGTTTAGACCATGATTCATCAGTGAACCTATCAGGTAAACCGATTGACCATCGTTCAAATCGATTAGAAACAGTCACCGCTATTTCATTCTCGTCACCCGTTGTGACCCCGATTGTTGTAATTTGCCCAGCAAATAAAACCTCAGCAAGCGCAGGTTTTCCTTCTTCATTCAATGCAACTAACATCAATTGTGCATTTCGCCCACGAACCCGCTCGTTCATCACTTCGCCAATCAAGGAAGAATCGAAGCCTGAGAGTTTCATAATAAGTTGTTGCGGGCTGGTCGTCATATTTTCATTTACTGATTCAATCGCACCAAATTGCCCAACGCCTTGGTATGCTTCCCCTGAAATAATAATATTACCCACACCTGTGTGTGCTCTCACAACACCTGATTTTAGATCTAAGCGTGATGCAACAACCAAATAATACCCCTCGTTAATTGCCTTAACCATGTCATTACTAAAGGGATGATATTTCATGTTAATGCCTCCTCGAATGACAAAGAAGTGCTAGTAAGTATGCCTGGCTTACGTTGGAAATTACCCTGATCGTTACTAGTTAGTTTAAAAATACCGTATGGCGCTTCATTTTCTATCAAATCATTTATTGCAGGTGCATAACGCAATATAGGGGCAAGAGGAATTGTTGCATTTCCTTGTGCATCACTGATCACATTAGCCGTCACTCGCTTTAGTTCATCATTTACCGTGATATAATCACCAATGCGTAAGACAATGCTATTGGGTAACCAATCCTTAGTTTCTAATGATTTTCCTGTTTGGTTAGGATGACTGACTTTAGGCTTACCGCGTTGAGTTAAACCAGAACGCGCCCAATCGCTTATTTTTACTCGACCACTTTCACCATCTAACTCGGCAACAAACGCCTCTAAAATCCTTGCTTGCTCATCAGTCAAATTATTAAATGACATACTGCAACGCCAACGTGAGCCGGGAAAGCGCACAGTCTGTACGCTTCCCGTAAAGGTTGATGTAAAGGTTTTGCTGTTACTCGTGAGTTGCCAGCTTAATGTGGCTGGCACGATGGATTGTGGCCACGATAATATCGTTGCCATTTATCGTAGATTCCTTCTTAACGTTCCATTGGTCTGAAAGTCTCGCATAATGTCAGATTTAGCTTTTGATGCACCTTGTTCTGCTCCCATTCTTGCTGCTTCCTGTATAGCTTGATAAAGCGCTTCATCGCCATTACCTGTTACATGAAACGTTTGATGAATAATGGTATCACCTGAAGCGGTAGAGTTGTCTCCGGTTGCTCTAACGCCTAAAGAGCCATCAGGTCCACGTTTTAAAGGCATGATCGCCTCGCTTCCAGCTTCCCCCATCAGGCCAAGATTAGGAGCACCACCTTTTGCAAAGGCAAATAATGTCGGTGAGCTAACCACCTGATTGCTATATTGGCTGAGGCTTGGTGAGCTGTAAACATCCCCTTTGGCATTCGCTTTTACACCCACCTTACCCGCTTTAGCGCCACTTGCTGCACCACTACTACCACCAGCAAAACCGCCCATTAATCCCGTCAATGCATTGGTAATTTGAGCCTGAATTGCAATGCGAATAAGATCAGAAATGATTGAACTGGCCAATGAGGAAGAAAATTCCTTAATACCTTCTGAAAAGGATTTCGTTCCCATTAACATTCCGGTCATCATGTTTGCAGTTCGTTGTTCAACAGCATCAACTAAATTCATTTGCATGCGTTGCCACATTCCCTGCGAGGCATACAACTCTTTACTTGATTGATATTGTGCTTCTTTTGACTTATTTGTAGCCGCAATAACTAACTGCTCATAGCGCTCTTTGCTGACTAAACCATCTTCATAGTAAGCCTGATAAAGTGCCTTTTGTTCTTCCAGTTGGTTTCTAAGTTGAATAACCGGATCTATTTCACCAAGAATGCTGATATTAGGGAGAGAAATTCCTTTTGCTTGCTCTGATAAACGATATTTTGTCGTATCTTGTGCCATTTGGCGCCGTGCATATTGGTATTCTTTTTCAGTCAACAATTGCTGTTCAAAGAGTGATTTAAGCTCTTTCGTCATCTCCTGTTCATTTCGGATGGAGGCGCGCATAGGGGAGTATTTTTCTGCCAATTCTGCACGCTGTTTCATGTGGTTTTCAGCATTGAGCGTTTTTAATCGCTCATACTCTGCTTGCTGCATACCACCAGCTTTCAAATTTTCTTGAAGTTTGCGCATCGTCTCAGATTCACTCAGCGATATGCGCTCCAAACTCATTGCATGTTCTTGCTCTATCTGCACACGTAATTGGTGGTATTGACTAACTTTTTGTGTAGAACCTTTATTGCTTTCTAAATCATTACCACCGCCACTGCTACCGCCACTACCATCCCCTACTGGTTTATCTTCCTTAGTCGGTTGGCTAAAAACGCCTGTTTTTAATGTACTCTCTCGATTTGCAATTTTTTGCTTCCGAATTTCAATTTCTTTATCTATATCCTCGATTTCGCTTAATACTTTTCTTCGTCCTTTTGCAAACTCTTCAGAGTCTTTTCCCCAAAGACTAACTGTGGCATAACCAAACCAACTGCCATTTTTTATCGAAGACATTTCACCTTCGCGTTTTTCTGAATAAGTAACCTGCTCTCCATACAGACGTTTCTTTTCTGCCTCTAGTAGAGAGAGTTCTTCTTTTATTTCATCAAGTTGAACTTCTATTTTTACCTTAGAGAGACGCTGAAGCTCAGTAATAGTCTCGACCACAGCTCCTTTCATCCCTTCTATTTTTAACTTAGCCTCATCAGCTCTAGTTGCAAAATAATAAATAGCTGAACCAGCTAAAGCCAAAACACCCACTGGCCCACCTAATGCAGACACAACACTTCGGAGTCCTAAACTAGATGCTCGCAATGCCCTTTGGCTATAAGACAGCTGATTGTTAGCTGCCGCAAGTTGTTGCTTACCTAACATTTCTAGTCGATTGGCTTCTCGAATCTGCCTATTTAATACCAGATACTCTTTTTGATAATTAGCATTAATACCATGTTGCCTATTCAATATGGATTGAGTTGCTAGCCTTCTTGACTCTTGTTGGGCTAACTCTCTAGATGCTTTTGCTGAATCAATGGTTCTTTGAGCCGTTTCTCTCATTTGTTTGACATTATTTCTTACTGCAACTTCATTTTTCACCCACTCTTTGGTTTGATCTTGAAGTCCTCTCGTCATTCTGGCACCAATGACGGGCAAGACGGCGTAAGTCGCAATATTAGCTAACGTAGAAAAGTTGTTATTTAATGCATTCACAGCGGAAGTAACATTCTGAACACCTGTACGTAAAGGACCATCGGCACTGGTACCGACTTTAATCGCCAAGCCTTCAAACGACTTTTCCATTAATTCTAAATCAGCATTTAGATTTTGCGCTCGTTTTCCCGCTTGTTCATACGCTGTTTCTGTATCAGTGAGTGCCTTAGTTAAATCGACTAGCTGATCCCTGTTCTTAACTAAAATAGTACCCGCACTGACATTGGCGCGACCAAATATCTTTGTTGATGCAGTAGTAGAATAGTTTTTCTTGTCGAGGTTCTCTAATGCTGTGGCTAGGCCAACAACAGATGGACGCAAGTTTTTATCAGCTGAACGCTCCAAAGCCAATAGAACGTTACGCAACATCGTACCGGCAACTTCGGCCTTGATCCCTTTTCCTGCTAAAACTTGAATAGACGCATTAAGTTGTTCAAATGAAACACCAGCTTGAGAAGCAACGGTGCCACTTTTCACAATAGCTTGTGCTGTTTCGTTAATTTCAGATGCACCGTATTTCGCACCTGCTGCTAACACATTAATGTAACGCTCAGATGAGACAGCGGACTCACCAAACTGATTAAGACTTAAGGTAAGAGATTTCGCCGCATCGGCTAACTCAATACCTGAAGCTTGCGCCAAGGTAATCGATTTAGCCGTTACATCTTCTAAGGCTCCCGCTGTCTGCAGTAATGACGGTTTTGCTGACGCAATAAGTTTCATGGCATCCGCAACTTTTATTGCGCCAAATTCCGTTGTTCGCCCCATTTCTTGAGAAGCAATACTGTAATCTTTCATGCGCTCAATAGACGCACCCGTAATCGCACTCAGATCAGAAATTGCCTGACTATACTTGCGAGAAATATTTAAAATGCTACCAATGGATAAACTCACTCCACCTAACATCGCCAGTCGTCCTGCAACATTCGTCACTTGATGACTGATTGAATAAAAACCATCTGCAACCGCTTTTGTTTCACGCTTTGCTTTATTAGAAAAACGTTCTGTTTCACGCCCTGCATGGTTTAATGCGCCTGTAATATTGCTTCTAAAACTGGCGTCATTCAGCAATAGCCCAACCCGTAAATCGGCTAAATTAGTGGCCATAATATTATCTTCCTATCATTTTCATTACGTCAGAACATTGCTGTTCAACAGATTTAGATGTGCTTGTTGGTTGATGTACACTTTCAGGAGAGGGAGGTATATCTGATGGTGGTATTACACCTGGTTTTTCTGATTTGAGCGCAAAATAAGCCTGCCAACCCAGTAATGTATTGGCAGGCAAATTGAGAACTCGATAGGGATCAATTTCACCCAACTCTTCAGAAAGTTGATAAGCAAAATAGAGTAACGGGCTATCCGTTAGTTTTTTTTTGCCTCGTCTAACATGCCAATGGAGTGTTGCTTCACGACGTTAATCGCTTCGATGAGGATCGCATTATCATGGACGTTAACCAATTCTTCTGGTTTGGGTAGTAACGATTTACTTATCGGTTTACCTTCATCATCAACCAAGCAATTCAGCAACATACCTACGTTTCGTAATGATGCCTCACGTAATTTGCCATGTTGATTTAATTCAGAAACCTCAAGTTCCAAATTCATCAACTCGTTAGCCGTCATACGACGAATGTTTACCTTTACTCCACATAGAATATCGACTTCGATAATTTGAGGTTTCGCTGTAAGTAAAGAGGCTTTTAATCCTTTCATTAACCCTGATCTCCTGTTGATGTTGCAGAAGAAGTTCCCCATACAAGGTTATTTTGTTTTCCTTTTACGGTGATCTGGATGGCTTCATTAGCAGGCGCTGAGATGTCATTTAATTCCCAGCCTGACAATGAAAGGATCATGGTTGCGGTACGTTTATTAGGAAGCTCGCAGTAAAACTGCACCGTTTCACGCTTTTCTGCTGCATTCAAGAACGCAACAAAGTTTTCATTTTCTGGATCATCAATGAAGCCTAACGACTTTTCAGGTCCTTCAGGTAAATCAGAAATAAATTGTTTGTTTTTATCGATGAGTGTCGTGACGTCAACAAAGCTTCCTGATTGTCCTGTGGCACCTAATGCCTTACAGTTAACCAGTGGCTTCATTTGTTCAACGGTATCACCCGCTTTACCAAATTTCACAATAGTGCCCGCGGGAAGCATGGCGTATTCTGGCGATGTTTTTTGATCTGCCATTATTTTTACTCCTAAGTATATAAAGAAAGGGCATGGCGAATATGCTCAGTTAAGGTATTGAGCACCGCACGTTGGTTGTAATCGAGGGCTGGACGAATAAAAGGACGGGCAACTTGTTTGATGGTGCCGAACTCTTGAGCGCGAGCTTTCATATAATGAGGTTTTGTCGGTCCTACGGTGACCATAACAGCCCCATTCGTGTTTTTTACTCGTGTCGTTTTGATGGTGATATTGTCTCGCATATGAGGCTCAGTGCTTTTTGCATCAAACCCTGCATGCGCTTCCATATCATCTTTCACAACTTGCATGGCTTCTCGCCCTGCTTCACGTAATATCTTGGTTTTTAATTCAACTTCTAATTGCTTTAATTTTTGCCCTAATTCATCCAACCCTGTCACGCTAAGGTTGGTTATCACGTTGCACCCTCGGGATAAGTGATAATAAAATCACGATAAATGCGGTAGATTTTACGATTTTCCGTTTGCTCAATCATGTCCTGCAGAAAGTTGCCTCGCTGAACAGTTTGAACAGGGTAGTTTCCAATATAACCGTGTTGAATAGCTTCCCACTCACGACAGAGAATCGATTCCAGTTTTAATGCCTTTGGATAATCATCGGGAATTTGGATAACGATTTGAAAGCGAGCTTGAACCAGTGAGGTACGTGCTAATCCAGAGTCTATCTTGGGATCACTAATCCGTTGATAGATAACCCCTTCTAATTTATCTGAAGGAAGTTTTAGCGGATAAGCTAGTAAGCCTGTAATTCGTTCAAGATCAGCCTTAATATCAACTTCTATCATGTTGAATATTCGCCTCCGTGGTAATAATGGTTCTATCAGACTGATTTCGGTCAACAGCGCGAACGGTAAATAGTCGCCCCTGATAGCCCACCAGCCACCCCATATCAACATCAGAACGAGGACGAATAGTGAAATGATAGGTTTCAATGACCTGATCTTGGTCTGCGGTACGAATCTTACGGTTCGACATCGATTCGGCTTTGGCCCATACCTCAGCCACTTTTTTTGAAACGACTTTTTCACTCCCTAAATCATCACGCTCTGTGACAAATTGAGAAAGTGAAATGCGTTTATTGAGTTCACCAGCTAGCATTATTTAATTCTCATCGGTGAAATACGATAATCACTCAGTAAGTCATAAAATCCTTGAGGGACCTTCTTTAATTCTCTTGTGTCATACCAAAAGCCGACAACGAGCATTAATGCTAGTTTAATAATGGGGGTAATAATAAGCCCGTCTTCATCTCCATCAGGAACATCGGATTCATAAAGGTTACGATTTAAATAATTCTCCGCTTTTTCTTTAGCAGCTAATAAATACCCCAATAAAAGACTATCTTCATCTTCAATATCAATACGGCATTGTTGTCGTAAATCTTCAATTGTTGGATAGATCACTAATTAACCTCCCCAAAAAAGCTAATATTTGTTCTTATAATCAAAGGGTAAATAATAATGGCTACTTATAAACAGATTGCAGAAGATGTAAAAAAAAGAACAAATAAAAGCGTAAAGACCTGTCATATTGCTCATGTAAAATCAATACATGGATTAATTACCAGAACAGCATCAAACCGAATATCTATTGATAAACGTGTTTATCCTTGCCCTGATAAACTAATAAAAGAGATTGAGTTCACAATGAGGAAATTTAAAATGATAAGCTAATTAATTTTAAAGATATGAATACATATATTCATTAAATATGCTAAAAAGCGGCAATTAAGCCGCCTATTAATTAATGATAATAGTTATTTTCCAGCACCCGCTTTCAGTAACTTCACAGCATTACTGTCAACTAACATAGAGCCAACACGTTTCGTCGTATAGAAATGTACAAACGGTTTGTTGGTGTATGGGTCACGTAACATACGAACACCAATACGATCAAGAATCGTGTAACAGCGGTTAAAATTACCAAAAGCAATCGGCACAGCGTCAGCAGAGACATCAGCAAATTGCTCATTTTCTGCAATGCCATACCCTAATAATGCTGAAGGTTGCCCTAATTGCAGACCGGGTTGCCACAAATAATTACCTTGAGCATCTTTCAGTGTGCGAACTTGAAATAATGTATTGTTATTCATCATAAATTTAGCACCTGTACGATAAACCTTTCGCATGGTGTAAATCAATTTCATGACTTCATCCGCAGTGATTTCTGTCGGTTTTTTCAATAACAAATGCTGTAACTTACCCCACTCACGCTCTTTATCGCCTTTATCGTCACTGCCGTATGCCAACAGGCCTTTAGGCTTTTTAATACCGTCACCGTGGGTAAATACCGCTTCTTCCTGTTCTGCAAATTCTGTGGCTAATTCACTGGTGATGAATTGCTCAATATTAAAAAAGGCATCATCAAGCATAGTTTGAGTAGCAGCAGGGTTACCGTAAATTTCTCCCCATACAGGCTCAATAGAAGCGAGTTTTGATGTGCTGGTTTCAGGACGCTTATCCACTTCGCCGACCCAACCACTATTTGTGCCACCTTGATTAATAAGGCGTTTGAACTTTTCTGTGCCAACCGTAATCACATTACACTCTTGGCGCATAACCACTTCATCACGTAATGCCGTAATGATATTACGATCCAGTTCTTCGGGTACTGCATAACCGCCGTCAGGATCTGAACCGACCTGCATTGCTTTACGCTCTAATTCCGCAAGCCCATCATCGGTGCCTTTACGCACAAACAATTCAAACGCGGTTTTGTGTTCAGAGACGTCTTTATTCGTCACGTTACCATCTGGACGTTTTACCGAAGCAAGTTCCGCTTCTAAATTGCTTTTTAATTCATCCAGCTCTGATAATTTACCATTTAAGGCATCAACGGTTGCTGATAACTTACTTTTTTCAGCTTCAATCGCATCGATACGTTTATCATTCGACTTTTTAAATTCGTCAAACTGACCTTTTAATTCCTGAGCAACTTCACTGACATCTTTATGATCAATAGGCATAATTTTTCCTTTATTATTTAAAAATAGATTTCAATGTTTCTAATGCTTCTTGCTCAACATCACGCAGAGAAAGTGCATCGTAGCCTTTAGCCATAAAAGCCTTAGCTTGTGTTCGCGAAAGCCCAACATCGCGCAGGACTCGCTCAATACTTTTTTGTGTGGGTAATTCACCACGAGCAAATGCCGACTTCACATCACTGACTCGCGCTTCATCATTGGAAGGAAATGTCACTAAGCTGACTTCCCATAGGTCGATTTCTTTCAGTAGAAAGGCATCTTTACTGCGGTCATATTCATAATCTTTAAGAATGTAACCAATAGAAAGGCCGGAGAGTGATCCGGCCTTCATATGAGCATGTGCACGTTTAGATAAAGGATCGTCATCAATTAACAGGCGACCTTTTACATAGAGTCCGGTGCTGTCTTCTCTCATTTCGGTATAAATACCAATAGGCTCAGCCATTTGGTGTTGCCAAAGTAAAGCAGGTAACGCACCTTTTTCTTTCCACTGACTCAGGGAATTAAGAAAAGCCCCCGGCATCACAATATCGGCATAACTGTCTTTTACCCCGAAAACGGAGCCGTAGCCTTCAAACTCGCCAGAGTCACTAACAGACTTAATTTTCAATGGCACATCAAGCCGTTGTTTGGTCGTCATCGGCATGCGCTTTCTCCTCTTGTTTTTGGGTTTCTGGCTTAGTAGTCATGTTCATCGGTGTGAGATAAATATCACCACCCTCACGAGGATTTAACTCTTCGAGTTCACGACATTCATTAGGCGAATAAATCCCCCAGTTAATGCCTGTTGAGTAGGCTTCAAATCGCGATTTCATATCACCACGTAATAAAGCGCCAGTATTAAATTTGGCATAAAAAGTCCCTTGCTTACTGGCTTTTACTAGCCCTGCATTAATACGTTGCTCTATACGAATAAGGTAGGGAACAAGTGAGTAGTTAATAAAACCAATACCCAAGTTTTCAATGTTATTGAATGTGGCGCGATCGGTGTTTTGCACCATGTGAAGGGGAACACGATAAATACGGCAAATTTCCTCTAATTGAAACTTTCGTGTTTCAAGAAATTGCGCATCTTCAGCCGATAAACTGATTTGTTGCCACTTCAACCCCATTTCTAAAATCATCGGTTTGTGTGCATTGGCTAACCCTTGGTGCCGTTCACCGAAGTCAGATTTCAGTCTTTCGTAAGCATCATCTTTTAGATATTGATCCGTTTGTAATACACCACTTGTCACCGCACCGTTTCCAAATAAACGCGAACCATGCTCTTCGGTGGCTAATCCTAAACCAATGGCTTGACGTGCATAGGCGATTGGACTTAATCCCACTAAACCATCAAGAGTAAAAATCCGCACATGCCAGATTTCTTGCTGTGTCAGTGTTTCACTTTTACCATTTGGAAATGTCACCTGATACTCAGGCTCCCATTGGCTATTTAATTTTGGCGTGACACAACTAGGATCGAGAGGTAGTAATTCAACCACTTCGCCTAAGGCGTACACCTTATAAGCATAAAAATTCCCCCTTAAACACAAACAGGCAATTAATAGTTCCCAAAGCTCTTGTGGTGTCATGTAATTATTGGGCTTAACCGCCAGTAATTTGTGTAACCGTTCTTTGGTGGCGCGTTTATTTCCTCTTTCTAATTGTTCATATAAAGAGCATGGCAACATCCCTACCGATTCTGCAAGAACACGAATACAACTAAATACAGAAGTCAGTTGCATAGCGAGTTGTGTACTCACTCTTCGACCAGAATAAGTGTCATAAGACAATCCAATTAACTCACTCAGTTCTGATGAGGTCATCTCTTTCTGAGATTTCTGAAATAACCCAGGAAAAAACATTATTCCTCCTTGTTATTTCTAGGTTGTCCAAGCGCTCTTGAAACAAGGTATGACCATAAAAGGCACAATAAACCCGCGCAAATATACCCCATCGGTGAGTAAATTAACCAAGCGCCCCATGACAACAAAAAGGCACCCGCAATCCCAACCAATAAGGCTGTTATTGTTAAAAATTTCATTAAATTTCCTTAGAGAGAGCGTAAGCCTCGAGAAGCGAGGACATCAGAGAGGTTTTGTTCCTGATCTCCACCATTCACCAATAATCGACTCATGCCTGTAAATAGTGCAACAGGGCCGTCAATTTTTGCCTCGGGTGTGGATTTATTAGGGAAAATATTGTCGTTTTTATCTGGTTTAACCGTGACGTTTGACATCATCCAGTTCATAACAGGGTGTTGGTCATGATGAAACTTACCCGCATAAACCAGTGCTTCAATCTCTTTCATGGATTCAGAAAAGTTACGCACCGTTTGAGCTACTTCTACAAGGGGTAGCCCTTCTTCAGCCAGTGATAAACTAAATTGTGTCGCACTCCACGGGTCAAAACCCAGTTCGTTTAAGTTCTCGCCCGTCACCCATTCGATGATTTCTTCTTTAATTTGAGCATGATCGACAACTTCACCATCGGTTAATGTGAGATGCCCCATATCAGCCCATTTGCGGTAAAGCTCCGCCATTTGTTTAGAGCAACGCTCAAGCCGGTCTTCGGGTAACCAAAACTTAAAATCAGCATGAACATGACCGTTATCGGGTTGTTTCCATACTTTAGCTGCCGCACAAATATCAATTTTATTGGCAAGGTCAACACCCACCCATAACGGATAAGCTTTCAATTCTTGTGGTGATGCAAGCTCAGGCGCACTATCCCACTTCATCATATCCATCCATGAAGATTCAGCCGTGACCCAAATATTCATGTGTTTGGTAAAGAAGTTAATCCGTGCCGAAACCTGCTCTTTGGCTTTCTTGGCTAAACGGCGTAAATCATCCCAGCGCTTACAAACACCGAGACCCGGATTTGCTTTTTGCCACACGGTTTCATCAAAAGGATCATCGTCTTTATCTAAGGTATAAATAATCGCGAAAAACGAGTCATCATCCACTTGTCCACGAAGCACTTTAATACCGTAATCCCGCAGTTCGTAACAAATCCCCTCTTTATTAAAGCCGGCTGTGGTGATCCCAAAAAGAAGAGACTGCAGACGCGCACCAGTGGCGGTTTCTAATACGTCCCACACATCACGAGTTTTGTGTGCATGTAATTCATCAACAATACCGCAGTGAATATTTAAACCATCGAGGTTATTAGCATCACTAGAAAGAGGTTCAAACTTAGAAGCGGTTCTTTCTTGATAAATAGCGAGTTTATTAAATTCAAATAAACGGCCCAGTGTCGCTTTAGACTTCTTCAACATGTTCTTCGCATCTTCAAATACGATACGAGCCTGATCACGCGTCGTAGCTGCTGAGTAAACTTCGGCACCGCCCTCACCATCAGCACCGGTCATATAAAGCCCAATACCTGATGACAATGTGGATTTTGCGTTTTTACGTGCAACTTCGTTATAAGCTGTGCGAAAACGACGAACAAAGACAACATCACCATCTTCATCTATAACTTCTTTACCCGTTTGTTCATCAATTAACGGAATAACAAAGCCAAAAATATTAATTAAAATAAAAACATGCCAAGGCATTAAATCAATGGGCTTACCGGCTAATGCCCCTTTGACATGAGGAATAAAACTGTAAAAATCGAGTATGTGCTGTGCGCGATCTTCAATGAAATAGATGCCACGCTCAGGTCCATGCTCTAAATCATTCAAAAACCGTTGGCACGCTAAACGTACCAGTTCGCACGCAACAATTTCTCCAGCAATCACCTGTTCGGCGTACTGAATTCCATCTGCTACGATTGCCATTCATCATTTGCGCTTTTTCAAAAATGCCTCAAAAGGATCTTCTTCGGCAGGTGTGTTCATAGTGACTTTTGCTCGAGAGGCGGGAGTCATACCAAATTCACTTAACATGGCACGAATACGTTTCCATGCGTCTGCTTTCATTGCAGCAGATGGATGCGCCTTTATCATCAATCCACTTTCTGTATTGTTTTTGTAGGTATAGCCTTCTTTATCGAGAACATCACAATGATGTCGATATTCAGTGTAAGCTTCGACGAGTAACTCCAATGCCTTAGCATCCATCTGACTCATGACACCCATTGCATCAAGTTCTTCAGCAATACGCTTAAACCAATACTTACCTTGCTTAGTGAAATGCTTCGGAGTTGGGGGTACCCCTTTTGGCGGTTTTGGCTCTTTTTTATTAATCGGTCGTTTTGATGGGTTCCCCCTCACCAATTGCAGATGTGACGGGGTTTTAGGCGGTCCAGCCATAATAGAAATCTCCTATCAATAATCGCGTGGGGTTCCCCAAAAAAAGTTTTCTAACCTGCGGTGATGTGAAAAGAGGTAAGGGGGCGGTCCTAGGTGGCGAGAGTGGTAGGCATTTTACCCGCCCCTCCTCCCTGTATATTATAATTTCAATGTGAAATTAAATATTTTCATGGCTTCATTTAATTGTTATATATCAATGTGTTAGGTTTAATATTAAATTCTTTCTTTTGCGGTCTTAGTTCTATGACATGAAATACATAACGACTGCAGGTTCTCTTCCGCATCGGTACCCCCATGTGCTTTAGCAATGATGTGGTCCACCGTTTTTGCTTCAGTGGCTCGTCCTGCTCTTAAGCACTCTTGACACAGATACTTATCCCGCTTGAGTATACGAGCTCGTAGTTTATCCCATTGGGTACCATAACCACGTTGATGACGAGACTTACCACGCTGGTAGTTTTCCCATCCTAAGTTCTGATGGTCTGCACAGTATCCGTTACGTTCGGTTGTTGTCTTTGCGCATCCCTGTTTACGACATGCGCGAGGTATGCGAGGAGGCATGTGATCTCCTATTGGCTTAAAGAGGCGATTTATCCTCTTTACTTCTGGCTGCACTACATTCTGTTATTTAAATCACTTACAGCTTTCACCCATGCTTGGCGTTCAGCATCTCGTGCTAGTAATGGCTGTATTTTGTCGATCTACTCGCATACGTAAATCTGCCAATTGAGTATTCATATCTGGCTCTAACTTACCGCTAGTAAATCACACGACTGAATACAGCATCACTTAAAGTACTACATTTAGTTTTGACTGTATTAAAATATGAATTTTTTAAAGATAATATCTCATATTTTTTATCTTTAAAGACCATGGTTCGTTAATACGCTATAATTGACTTTTTATACTAGAATAAAGAGTCAACACATGATGAAAAAAGAAATTATTGAACACTCTATTGATCGGTTATGTAATGCTTTACGATTATTTGGTGAGTGTTCGTTCTCGGTAAAAAATCTTATTTATATAGATAAAGAGGAAGCTGTAGACAACCATGATAGAGCTTTCGAAGCAATATTAGAATCATTTCACACCTTATATGACACTAGTAAAAAAAAAGTTAATTATTTCAAAAATCCTTCAGCATCACTTCTAATTATTATAAGAAATGCAATTCATCATAGAGATCATTCATTATTTAATAGCTGGAATAGAGCAATGGTTAGAAATAGTGGATATAAAAAATATAATGGCGCTGAATTTCTACTTTGTAGTTATAATCCTCTAAATGTAGATTCACATGTTATGCAATACTATTATAAACTTGATGATATTTTCACTCAATTGGATAATGGAAAGTATATTAAGCCTGAAAATAAAAAAATCATCATAGATGGGTTAAGTTTAAACTCTATTAAAAACTATGCTATTAATAATAGATATCCATCTGAACAAGTTTATTTGAATATAATTCCAGTTATGTGTTCAGCTGTAAGATATACATTTGATGAGTTACTAAAAAATGGTATTGAACCTTCTGGATTTGATTCTGAGGTTTATTTAAATCATTTTACTACAAATGGTTTTTTTAATCTAAAATCAATCAATTATAGACCATGGAGAATTATTGATTTTACATCAGTTTAACTGAATTAGATAGATAAATATTTATCTGTTACATTAAAATTAGCTAAAGGAGATATTGAGAAGCTATAACAAAATTTTATTATTTTAAGCTCCTATTGGAGCTTTTTTATTTGTACGCATACAACTTTTTATTTTATACATTCAGTTCTAATATAATCCTGCAATCCCAATATCACTTGCTCTGACTGTGCAATTCGCTCTCGGAGTAACCAATAATTTCTGATAGCGGTGTCAGTAGGTCTGGCGGTGGTTGCATCATCCATGCTGGTGGTGGAAGTGGTGGGGATTTTTGGACACTCGGCTTTGATGTACACCCGTTCAGGATTACGCTCACTAATATCACGCAAGCGACTAATTTCATTCTTTGCATTAACAAGCTCCTGTGTGTGCCTTGTATCAAGTTGATTTAGTCGCTCTATGCGTACTTGATAATCAGTATTGATAGCTTTTTGCTCTTCGAGTGTGGACATAAGTTTTTTGTTGTTTTCTGTCAGTGTGTTAATTCTTTTCGCTTGTGCATTAATCAGTAAGCCACCACCAGCAATAATACCCACTATCACAATGACAATGTAAAGTTTCCAATGTTTCATAATTAGTACCGATGATGTGAGAGAGCTATCTGACAGCGCTTGTCTAAGCTTGCTTTATCGTTAATACATGAATTATCAATCGAGAGATAAATGCCACCAGCAACCGTGATGAGTAATACGAGGATAAAGCTAATAACGATAATTAAAGGTTTCCATGACATAGTGCTGACTCCGCATCTCTACGACTGACTAGCCCTCGCCAAACCTTTCCACCAGCATAAACCCAGCGTTTCATTTCTTCACAAGCACCATACTGATCACCAGCATTTAATTTCTTTAGCAATGTAGAACGTGCAAAAGCTGTAGTACCCACATTAAAAGCAAAGGAATATAGAGAGGCTTTTGTTTTATCATCGACCGGCACTTTAACCAGTACATCAACTTGCTGTTGTGTTCTGATAAAGTCTTTCTGCAGTAATTCATCACATTCTTGCTGTGTGTATGTCTTACCTTGAATGATGTCGTTTCCAGTGTGGCCATAACAAACCGTCAGAATTCCAGCAACATCACGATAAGGTTCGTAACGCACGCCTTCAAAGTAACCAATCACTGTTAGCGCAATACTTACCGCACCAGCACTCGCAACTGCTACTACCTTCTGTTTTAGATTCATTAAATGTCCTTTTTAGCTTTAGTCAGCATTTCACCAACTATCTTTTCTATGTCTTGCGGATCACTAGAACAATTTCGATGAACTAATTCAGCAAATAATGCTGTTCGTTTTCGTTGTTCTCGCTGTGTCATAAAGTAAGTTGCTAATCCAAGGAGCATGCTGAATCCCATCCCTATTACAAATCCCCATTCATAAAGTGAGAGACTTGCAAAAAAGGCAGTTAAGCCAGCTGTTCCGTAGGTAGCATTGGTTAATTTTTCCATGCGCATATACACCCCCTACGGAGTGCCCGAGTTTAGTTAATAGAATACCGATAGCAAGAAATGCAGTAATTAAACCGCGATAATATTATTTGCTTTTGGATATAGATAGAAAAAGCCACACAATGCGCAGCTTTTACAGATGGTGAGCTAGCTAATTATTAATTTAAACTATTTTTTATCTTTCTTCAGTAATAAATTAATTATTCCTAGGAAATCTTTTGATTCTTTATAATCGATCTTTGCTTGCTCAAGACTCATAGTTGTTTGGTTTTTATCTAAAACAAAATTTCTTTCTGTGTTAAGAAGATCTTTTGTGATTGATATTTTATTTTCCTCAGAAAATTCATAGGAATATAATATTGCTGTTTTTTTAGATTCTATATTTGTTATCTCATTATGAATATATTTCATTTCATGAATATTTTTCTTATAGAGATTTAGAAAAAACAATGCTAATAACTGAATAGCGATTCCTACCCCCATTCTTGAAAATGTATAGAATGTTATATTTTTCAATGAAGTATCATTAATATTCAAGTCAGCGATAGATATATATAGTATAGCTATCGCAAAACCAGAAACTAGTATTCCTATCGTCAGATTTATCATTGATAAGCTACTTAGTTTTTGTATATGTTTATTCATCCTAAAAATGGAATCATTAAAAAAACTAATAACTTGTTTTTTGTTTTCATTATTTATAAACGTTTTTCTAATTTCATCAATAAACTCTACTGTAGCTTCTTTTTTGATAGACTCCCGCAGATGAGCAACTATTTCGGCTTTATCTTCATCTGTAATTATATCATCATCACTATATCCATGAGAATTAGAATACATATTTAAAAAATGCCGCTCTTCCAGTTCTCTTATCTTTTCTAGCGTTTCAAATCTCCTAGTCTTATAATGACTAGAAATGGCTATCACACCAACCACCCCAGCAAGTAAAGTAGGTATTATAAAAATAAAGTCAGAAGATTTTGATAATCCATCCACTAAAACTGGTAGTATTTTTTTATCTATAAAAAGAAAAGCTATGGCAATAGTTGTTGATAATGCAACAGAAGCCATAAGAAGACTAAGTATTTTAGCTGAACGTGAGTTGCTAGAGTTTTCTTTTTTCAATTAAATATTCCATAAAAAAACCCCGCATTGCGAGGTTATAAACAATTTAGACAAAATACCAAATTAGACCTAAATATGGCTTATTTTGTTAACTTTTGCAAGTTTTATACTCTATTTTTGCTTTTTTGTTCTTGTCTTTTATTTTTCATTGAAAAAAGTGAGGTTACGTCCAGTTCACGACTAATATCTAACATCTTAATCCAATGAGCATGATAGGTTTTATTCCAGTTATATCGGCTTACACCAACCAATTCAGCAAGTTTTGTTTGTGGGTAGCTATCTGCCTTGTATTGTTGTACCGACAACCAAATCAATGCTCTTAGCCGCCACTTTACTTTACTACTTAAATGATATGCTACTGCATATTCATTAAACTCACACCATATGTATTTACAGATGTTCACCTGATGCTCAAAGTTTAAGTCATTGCCATATCTATACATGATCCATGATCTGTGCTTATCGCTTAATGCATTGATAGCCCTACGCCATGAGCATAATAAAAAATCCACAGGATCTATCATTGGCTTTGGAGTTCGACAACCGCGAGTTTCTAATACATAGATTGGATCAGTATCACGACAAACAAAACGGCCGTTTAATTTTAAATCTCGAATTCTAACTCTCGGTGTTGTTCTCGTGTCCGTTAATCCAAAATCTTCAAATGCTTCTAACTGACCTTTTGTTGAAGTTCTTAAGTTTGATGTAGCTATCGATGCCATATCACTTAAATACTCCAAATCATGCGCATAAATTGGCATATTTCCTCCACTCGTGCCGTACACACGTTAAATAAATGCACCGATACCTAATGAACGGTTTAAAAAATAAAATAACAATTCGATTTGATTGCCGTGAGCGAGTTCCCATTGTTTTGGGTCACGATGTAACTCGTCATGATGAATGCGACACAATGGAATAGTGAACAAGTCGTGAGCTTTCATTCCCATTCCTCCCATACCATGACCGATGATGTGGTGCGGATCATCAGCCTGTTGCCCACACACGCAACACGGTTGAGTTTTTACCCATTGCAACCAGTTGGTATTTTCCCAACGTTGCATTTTAGGTTTAAGAAGAAATGACGCTGGTGGCTCAGGATCAACCGCAACTTTAATAACCGGCTTTATGGCATCTAACCGCTCATTCATTGCAGATAATGCTGTTACGTTGCTTGGGATAATGTCAGCTTCTGGAAAACCACCGTGAACTCTGCGTTCTTCTTGTTTATCTGACCAATTTAAAATCTGGCGCAATATCGCTTCGGGTAATTCATCAACCAAGCTATGCATTACTGCAAATGAGAAAAAATCAGGTATCGTTAGCTGGTGGCCACTATCTAATCTCAACCGAAAACGAATAGTGTCTAACATCCAATTGATACGATTTTTATGAGCTAATTCAGCAACCCACCCAGCAGATGAATTTCTAATATGATTATCATGATGCCAACAAGTGCGGATCACGCCAGCTTCGTGAAAGGTCGTCACTAACTCATGGTGATGGTAATTATCTTCATCGTTATCAATCTGACAGCATTGAATATGACGAATAACCCACGAGTCCATTGGTGCCACTTTATCGATGGTGTGGATTACTTTTTTACTATTGAGAAATTGGACGATATGCTTATTGTTTAAAATAGGCTGTTCATCACCTGTTAATGCACCTGAGGGCAACGCATCTAAACTTTTTGGCACATCACTAATAATCACACGGCGATGCTTTTTAAATTGCTCAAGTAATTCGGCACCCGGCTTAAGCAGTACAACACCAAGTTCTGGCTGAATATAAGGCGTTAATAATAATTTCATGCACTCACCTGTTTATTCAACATCACCATACGGATCAGTTCATCTGTTTTACTCTCAAAGAAATGGGGTTGGATTTCACGAGGATTATTAGGACTGCTCATGTTCATCCCAAACGGACAGCCTCTAGCAGTAGCAATAGGCGCTCCTGTGATCTCAGGAGCGATCGAAATTTCATCAATAACAATTAATCCATTCATGTTATTTCTCTCCACTTTTACTCGTGACCGTACATCACGCTTTTACTATGCTGACGAATGGTTATTTCAAGCTTCCCGCCTTTAATAACGTCCATCCATTCAACATCCATTTTTTTAATCTGTTTATCATCCACCCATACACCCGCATGAGTAAGCGCATCAAAAGGTGCTTTTAAGAAATTATCAATATCTCTAGCCTGCTTAGTTGGTGGATATAATTTCACTGAAACAAACACATCACTCTCAATAGCTTTAGGTCTACGCTTTAATTGTTCATAGACTGCTGCAATCGCATTTGCTCTAAAGACTCGCCCTTTTGCACTGACTAAGGTCCCTCTTTTGGTGTTTCGCCAATAGGTGTTCACACTAGGTGGAAATGGCAATGTGAGCATGAGTTCAGGCATAAGTCCCCCATAAGCCAATCAGTAATGTCACTACAAACCAAAACCCAACAAACAAAATGTATTTAGTTAGCATTACTGAACCTCCTGTGACATTTCAGTAGCTTGTTTCCAAATGCTGTTCCATGCTTGACGACCAGAAAACTCACTCATACGGCGAATACCTGTCTTACCCGCTAATTCAAGTGCAATTTCTTCAATACGGTTTTGAGGTTTAGAACGAGAACCAATCAGGCGTGAGAATGCGCTGTCACGTTCAACGGTATCAACTTGAACCTTTGGCTCATCCTTTGGCTTTTGGCTACGAACGATCAGCTCATCAAAGTGTTTACGTAACTTACGAGGACTTAAAATGTTTTGGTGCCAGAATGAATCTTTGTTGGCCCAATCGAACAAGGCACAAATTTGCTCATGAGTACGCCCATCGATTTGACGCATCAAACGGATATCGTTCGCCCAGTCATACCAAGTAGGTTCTAACGCAGATGGATTCAGTTTTTTAACACGACCAAACATCCATTTTGCTGTTTTCAAATCACCTTCATCACCCCATTTTTGGAAGTTAGCGCTGTAAATCACGGCTTCGGGATAACGAGTTAAAAAATCATTTTTTGGCTGGTCGCTGGATTCGCCAGAATTCTGCGACGAATGATCTGTTTCTGTTGTACTCTCTGAAGTAATCTCTGTTGTATTCTCTGTAAGAACAGGCCATTTTGACCCGTTCAGAACAGCGCATTTTGAACTGTTTGAAGGTTTCAATTTGCGCTTATCGATAAGGTCATTTTGAACTGTTCGATTAGATGAGTTATCACCGTTCGATTGGGTCATATTGACCTCATCGGTCAGCAAGTGGTGATCGTAATTAATCGCATAATAATTAGTACGGTCATGGTTAGATTTATTGATTTGCTCGATGCGTAAAACGCCCTGCTTTTTTAAATTAGTAAAAGCACGTTTAATCGTTGATTCAGAGAAAAAAGGAAATTGATTCTTCCACTCTTCGACGGTGTTATAAATCCAGCGCGAGCCGTCATATTCAACACCTGAAGTAGTTTCAGTTAGCCAATATTGAATTTGCTGTAACAGCATCGCCTCATTTAAACCAAGGCGTACCGCTAATTCAGGAATAACGACTAAAGGGCGACTTTTTAGTAATAATAAACTCATTTTGCCACCTCATTACTTAATACGTGTGTACTTCTCTTTAAATCGTTGCAAGGGTTCACATTGCGGATCGTCACAACCATCGAGCATAAAAATGACTCGCTGTTTTTCTCTGTCATAACGAATAACATGAACAACGATACCCCTGTGATTTTTGTAGTAGCGATCAAGTTGGTTAGGGTTCTCATTGCTCATTGCCCCGCTCTCCACTTGAAAAATAAAAATCAGCCCATGCCTTTTTAAGAGACTGTCTATCTACCAAATATGCAGGTTTCTTGTAGTTGTCTGGTTGTTCGTCAGACGCTATGATTTCTACATAGCGAAATGACTGACTACCCGAGACAGGTAAACAACGGAATTGCTTTTTAGGTATTAAATGCGCTAATCTACTCATGCTAATTTCTCTTCACACAATTGAAATTTGCAAACCGAAGCCAGAGGCCGTACACCTTTGGCTTCACCCTTTCTAAAGCCCATCATTATTTTTTCTTCCGATGTAATGAGATAAATGCATTAACAAATGCGCGACCGCTTGCTATCACGCGATCTAGCATTACGTTAAGTTGCTTTTCTTCGTCACTATCAACAACGCCATCTTCTAAGCTTTTTTCTAAAAAAATTGCCAGCTCACCTTGGTTTGAGCCAACTTTGCTATGTAAACGAAATAGTTCTGGTTCATCTATCTCGTCGGGTTTAATGCGTTCCACCAGCAACATCCCGCTTTCTCTTGCAATAAATTCAGCAAACAGAACAGTTTTAGAAATATCTTGCATCGCTAATAACTCGTTTAAATCAAATGAGCGACAGCCGTTTTTCTCGTAAAGCTTGTTATTGAATGAAGTGAGTGACATACCCAAAGCACCCGCCATTGCTTCACGACCGCCTTGAACTCCATCGCACATTTCTTTAACTACTTGTTTTATTGATTGGTTACTCATTTCCTACCACCATTGATAAATTCTTGTAGTTAACTGCTATAAACGGTTTTGTTATTTTGTGGTTATAGCTATTGAGCTAGTAACTCACATAATTCAGGAGAAATGTCTTGTGCACGAACTTGGTGACTTGTCGCTTTTACAATTTTCACGACATATTTAGAATCCATTCCACCACCATGAAGCCAACGCCATACTGTTGGTTGAGACACTCCACATAAAGCAGCTAGCTTTTGTTGACTTCCAACAATGCTTATCGCTTTTTCAATAGCCTTGTTTTTCATAAATAACCTCAAACGTATAAAAGATGGATAAATAATAGCAATGAGTATTAAAACATTCAATAGCGATTGCAATTTGATTTTCAATACTCAAACTTATAAATTCCGAGGCATGAAAACGACAATTGCAGAACGCTTGAAATTAGCGATGAAAACAAGAGGAAATATGACGCAAGCTGCTTTAGCAGAAGCGTCTGGTGTTGCACAACCAACAATTTGGAGATTGGTTAATGGCAATGCGAAAGGTTCTTCTAAATTAGTGGATATTGCTAATGCATTAGCTGTCAATATTGACTGGCTGGCTAATGGTGTGGGTGATATGGAATCCCCGAACTCGACTCCTCAGTTTAGGGCTGATAGATCGCTAGAAATACCGGTATGGGATGAGAATGGTTATACAGGAGATGCAATATTATCACCTGTAGGAAAACCTCTAAAAACATATAAAGCTTATATACTTAAGAAAAATAGTGGGTGTTCAGAAGCCCCTGCTGGCAGTATCGCTATAGTTGATACTCATCTGCAACCAGGCACTGATGATCTAGTTATCGCTCAAATTGGTAACTCTTTTTCTGTTTATAAATTCCTTGAAGGTGGTACTCAAGGTTTCCTTGCTGTTGATGATTCACGAGTCCCTTTAATTGATATTTCATCTAGTGTTTTACTTGGGGTTGTTGTTTTTCTTGTTCGCGATTTTAGAAGATAGTCGTCACATTTTGCTCTACTAATGACTATCTTCCTATACGAACCTACTCCTACCCTTTCTAAAATTTCCACCATTCCATGATCCTTTTAGATACTATCACCACTGTTTATACATACAGTGGTTAACTATAATGCAAATATTCTTTATCGAAATCAAGCGATATTACCTCAATCAAAAAATAATACCTTAGAGTATTTTTTATTTTTTTATACTTATATTCCATTTAAAATCAATGCAATAAGTAAACACATAACCAACAAGATAAAATAACATTTGCTATTACCAATACTCATTGCTATATTTTAAACATATAGCAAACTGAGTTCTAATTTCGAGTTTTGGTGAACGTAAATGATTTTTATGTGTGAAGAGAAACAATGGCTGGCTGAGTCTTAAACCATTAACGGGGGTGTGGTGATAATGTTCTGCTCAGTCAGCCATTTTATCAAATCTAACAATAAGCAAGGGTACTGGTATTCATCCATGTCAGTCCATATCAGGTATCTACTGTAGCTAGTACCCTTTCTTATTGTGTGAAGTGTAAATCCATTTTTATTTTTTATTAGCAACACCAGGGAAATTTAATCTCGATTAATTCGAGAGGAATTCTTATTACCTAAAAATTGTGTGGAGAGAATAATGTCTTATATTGCAACAGCAACAAATAAACATTTCTATTATCTCGATGTACGGATCGAAGATATAGATATTCAAGATATTGCCTGTGGTATTGCTAATGAATGTCGTTTTAATGGGCAGATTGATAATTTCTATTCTGTGGCTCAGCACTCTGTATATGTCAGCTATTTAGTTGCACCTGAATATGCTTTAGAAGCCCTACTTCATGATGCCAGTGAAGCCTATGTCAAAGACCTGTCATCACCACTTAAAAAGCTATTGCCTGAATATAAATTAATTGAATTACGTGTAGAAAAGATGATCCGCAAAAAGTTTGGGCTACCTGAATCTAAATCTGATGCGGTTCATTTTGCTGACTTAATGATGTTAGCCACAGAAAAGCGTGATTTAGAAATTGATACAGGTAGTAACTGGTTAATGCTTGAAGGTATTCCAGCAAGTGATTTTGTTATTAACCCACTAACACCACCACAAGCAAAAGCCTTATTCCTCCGCCGTTTTAATGAACTTTATAAAGAGAAAAAGGGCTAATAACCACCAGCATTAACTAATATCTATTTAAACTGTGTACGGACAGTGTGGAGAGAAAAATATGCAAATGTTGACTTTAGAGGAGTGGGCACAAGAAAGATATAAAAGTCGCCCACCAAAGTTAGGAACGCTACAACGATATGCTCGTGGTGGCCTGTTCTACCCACCAGCAAGGAAAGAAGGTGGCATTTGGCGCGTGAGAGAAGATGCCGACCTTGTCGGTAATTTGACATCACCGGTTATCAATAATAACGATAACCCTATTTTACAAAGGATCCTCAAAGATGGCTGCCAGACCTCGTAAAAATAACGTCAATATTCCTAATCTTTACCCTTTATTTAGTCGTAAAGCTAACAAGGTTTATTGGCGTTATCGCCATCCTGTAACAGGTAAATATCATGCCCTCGGCGATAATGAAGCCGAGGCGAAAGCAATCGCTATTGAAGCTAACACAAGGTTAGCGGAACAACGTAGCCGACAAGTTATGGCTATTGGTGATCGGGTGGCAAAAATAAAAGGTAAAGAAATCACGGTTAATACTTGGTTGGATAAATACTGGATTATTCAAGAAGAGCGTTTAAAAGAAGGTGATATAAAGCCGAATACTTATAAACAAAAAAGGAAGCCGGTAGATTTAATGAGACAAGCCTTATCCATGAAACCATTACCCGCTGTTGATGCCAGAGATATTGCTGAAATTCTGGATGAATATAAATCTAATGGCCAGCACAGAATGGCCCAAGTCATTCGCTCTGTTTTAATTGATGTATTTAAAGAAGCGCAACATGCAGGTGAAGTTCCTCCTGGTTATAACCCTGCCCTCGCCACTAAACAACCGAAACGAAAAGTAACTCGCCAACGCCTTAATTTTGATGAATGGAAAAAGATATTTGAGATTGCTGATAAACAACATCGTTATGTCGGGAACGCAATGTTGCTTGCACTTATTACGGGCCAACGATTAGGTGATATTTCCGCAATGAAGTTTAGTGATATTTGGGATGACCATTTGCATATTACTCAAGAAAAAACGGGTACTAAATTAGCTATTCCATTATCACTACGTTCTGAACAATTAAATATGTCATTACGTGATGTTGTTGCCCGTTGTCGTGATCGCGTTATTAGCCCTTATCTTATTCATTATTTTCATACCACTTCACAATCTAAACGTGGCGAACAAGTTACTGCAAATACGCTAACGACTAACTTTAAAAAGGCGAGAAATAAAACAGATATTGATTGGGGAGAAGGAACACCTGCAACATTTCATGAACAACGATCTTTAGCTGAAAGGTTATATAGAGCACAAGGTATAAACACTAAAGATTTGCTGGGTCATAAAAACCAACAGCAAACCGATAGATATCATGATGATAGAGGAAAGGATTGGTTGTATATTACTATACATTCTCTAATTTCATAGGATTAATAACATCTGGGACTTTCATTTTTTTAGAGAAAAATATGATTTCAGGTCCCTTATAACGTTCTTGGGCACTATAATTAATTCCATATTCCAATTTTCTCAAACTAGAATACATTAAATTTATTTCAGGAGTATTATCATAAGAAACCATCCAATACTTATTATCTAATTTTTTAATTAGCTCAGCTATTTCAACATGATCATCATGTGTATAGTGGTTTTGATAGAGACCTTTTCCTTTAACATAATAAGGAGGGTCTAAATAAGCGAATGTTTTTTCTGGCAGTTTTTCATAAATATTTTTTATGAAAAATTTTGTATCCATATTATAAACATTTATATTACTAGCTTTTCTTGCAATTTTATCGATTCTGGATAGCAAATTCTTCTTATTAAATCTCGCATCTAATTTCCAACTACCTAACTGCTCTTTTCCTCCAATAACCCCTCCTAATAGAATTCCAGATCTATTAGTTCTATTAAGAAAAAAAGTTGAAAAACCAACTTCTAATGTCGTAAATTGCTCAGGATTTGACATTATATATTTCTGACGATACCACTCATCCATTGTTATACTTGTATCATTCACTAAACGGCTAAACTCATCAGGAGTTTTAATTATAGAATCCCAAAAAGCATAGACTGAATAGTTCAAATCATTAAGATGAATATGAGATACAACATCATTCATCAGTAAATTAATCGCAACTCCTGCCCCACCAGCATATAATTCAGCATACTGCTCCCCTATTAAGTTATTTTGTTCAAATAACAATTTTATAAATGGTGATAATTTCCCTTTGCCACCAGGGTACCTCAAAGGAGTATAAAACCTCAT